ACTACGCCGATGTGCCCAAAAAAGACTATGCGATGTGGGTTCAATTACAACCTGAACATTTAAGACCAATATTATTTAAGATGTATGATAAAAAAGATTATTCATCTTATATATGGAAATTAATAAAACCTGAATTCAAAAAACTATAATTTTATTCACATATAAGTAACTAACCATATATTTATGGTAAAATATTTATATGCCAATACCTATACCAATTAGTTATTTACCGTATGTAGGACCAACGGGATATACTATTCAAGACCTTTTAGTTATAGTTAATCATAATGATTCTCCTTTTACAGGTGTAACAAAAAACACTTACTTAACTGACCTTAAAAATTATTTTGCATTTACGGGCGGTACCGTACCGGGACCAACTAACTTTACGGGAGGATTAAGTGCTAATACAATATCTGCAACAACTTATTATAATTTACCTGGAAGTTCTTCAGGTAATTGTTTTTTAGATTTTTATGTGACAAACGTTCACGGATGTAGTCCAATAACAATATGGGATGAAGTCCAATCAAATGGGTCAACGGCCTCAGGAACTCTTAGTTTTGCTTTTGGTTATGGAGTTACGGCTTCAGGTGACTATTCTCACGCAGAAGGATATCAAACAGAATCTTTAGGTGAAAGTTCTCATGCTGAAGGATATCAAACAATTGCCGGTTTAAGATCATTCGGATATGTTTCGGCAAATACTATTGAAAATGGTGTGATAATATTAACAGGGGGGACTAATTACTCAACAGAATTTACGGGTAGTTATGTTTATATTATAGATAGTTTAGGAAGTATTGTTGCTATAGAACAATATACCTCAACAAGTTTTACAACTCCAAATTTTCAAATTGATTTATTAGATAATACTTTATATCTTGAGGGTGTTTTTTCTGTTGTCGACACAAATAATTTATTTAGTTTATCAGCAAATACTTATACAAATAATTATTCTCACTCTGAAGGTGGTTATAATAAAGCTCTTGGTAATTATTCTCACTCTGAAGGAGGTGGAGTTTTTGGAAAACCTCCATTTGTGTCGGCGGTAGGTAATAATTCTTTTGGTACTGGATCACATTCGGAAGGAGCGTCTACAATAAGTTATGGAATATTTTCACATTCAGAAGGATTTCTTACAACATCAGTAGGGGTGGGTTCTCACTCTGAAGGTAGTAATACTACCGCATCAGGAGAAAGTTCTCATTCAGAAGGATATCAAACTAAAGCTTTACAAGAATACTCTCACGCTGAAGGTAATAATACTACCGCATCAGGAGCAAGTTCTCATTCAGAAGGGTTTTATACTACTTCAATAGGATCGTCTTCCCACGCTGAAGGGGTTGACACAATATCTTACGGTAAATACTCACACTCTGAAGGTAATAGTACCTATTCTGGTTATATTGGGATTAGTTGTCGATTTAATGAATGTACTTCTGTTGCAACTATAGATGGAGATTATACTTCAATATTAACGCAACCACAGGTATTACTTGAAGGTAAACTTTGCTCTATATTAAGCATAACGTATGATTCGGGAACAGATAAAACAACAATTAATTTAGATCTACCCGAAGAACTTCCTCCATTTTGTCAATCAAATAAATTAACTTCAATTACAAAATTGACAGATTTATATAACCCAAATAATACCTTTTATGAAAGTTCGTATTCTCACTCTGAAGGTAGTAATACCTATTCCGTAGGTTATTATTCACATTCAGAAGGTAGTGGTACAACATCAACAGGATATGGGTCACATGCTGAAGGAGATAATACAACATCATTAGGATTCTTTTCTCACTCAGAGGGATATGACACATTAACAGGATTAAGAAATGCTTATTTAGTCACAGGAATTACCGCAGGATTAGCAAGTTTATCAAGTAGTTACGGAAACGCGACTGCGGATTTCCAACCAAGTCAGTATTTGTATATGTATAATATTGATTTTAATAACACTTATTCTGAACAAATAAGTGCGGTAACTTATAATGGAACATTTACACAAATACAACTATATAACACATCTTTAAATTCTACAAACACTTGGTATGTCGGTGATCCGTCAATAGATATTAAAGATTGGAATGGTGATTTATTTATTCCTGGAGATTATTCTCACGCGGAAGGTGACCAAACAAAATCGTCAGGAAAATATTCACACGCAGAAGGATCTGGCACTTACTCTTTAGGTAATGTTTCTCACGCCGAGGGGGAAGGTAGCGTTTCTTTGGGTTATGGTTCTCATGCGGAAGGCAGTAGTACAAAATCTATTGGTGAATTTTCACATACAGAAGGTAGGGGAACAATTGCGTATGGAAATTATCAACACGTTTCAGGTTTATATAACTTAACTGGTGATACTACAGACGGTGCGTTTATTATAGGTAACGGAACTAGTGATGTAAACAGAAGTAATTTATTATTTGCAGCAAGTAGTGCGGTTACAATTACAGGACAATTAGGGGTTGGAACAACAGGAATAGTATCTTCAGCAGCAATACAAATAGACTCAACAACTCAAGGGTTTTTACCACCAAGAATGAGTGCGACTGACGCGGAATCGATATCTGCGGTTGAGGGTTTAATAGTTTATATTACAGGTGGTACTGGCGCTTACATAACATCAAAAGGTTGGTGGGGTTATACAGGAAATACTTCAACAGATTGGGCGAAAATTGGACCTTAATTAATATTTTTTATATAAGGTTTTTTATCTAAAAGTAAATATTTATATAATACATAAATTCATATTAAAAAACATATTAATGGAACAACAAATTTATACAATATTTATTACATTAATAACCGTACTAACATCAACCGCGGCTTGGAAATTCTATGAAAAAAGAATGTTATTAAAAGCGAAAAAAGAGGAAGATGATTCGAAAGACGGAAGAATGTTCAGAGATGATTTAAAGGATAGAGTATTAAAATTAGAAACATTATTATTAGAATCATCGAGAGAGAAAGACACAATGAGAGAAAGTATTTTAGCCCTTACCGCGCAAGTATCAAAACTAGAGGTTGAAGTAGATTTTTTAAGAAAAGACAATGAAAAACTTAAAGAAGAGAATAAATTTTTACGAATGGCTAAATAATGAAATTAAATAATTTCTTTAATCTAAACGAACAAACTATTGATGATTTACCAGTATTCTCGGCAACAACTACAGGTGTTACTATAATTAATGTCACCAGCAAAACAATTAATGATATTAAGAATATGGCCACCAATTTACTGCTGAATTCAGATAAAAATAATACATTGGAATTTAAATTTAATCCTATATATTCTAATGAAAATAATAATTCTTTTGTGAGTGAATTTCAAAAAAAATTTAATGGCAAATACTACCCAAATAATAAACAAAATACTATTAGTTTATCCGGGCTATCAGGTACAAATACCACGGGAACATCTACTTCAGGTAGTAACTTTGCTGCGGACCTTTTAAAAGGCGTTGTTTATGGTTCAGTTGATGAAGAAATAAAAAGAATTAAAAATTTATTATAATGTCAAAAGACAATTTCATAAACCCCATACCAAAATCAAAAGTTAAAGAAACGTCAACAAAAACCGTTAAATTAACTCCAACAGATTCTAATAAAGTTGTTTCACCATATAACGGTACAATCATCGATGATGACAAAATTTCAATTTGTGGTAGTGAAAAGGATAATAGATTTATAATAAGACATAGGGTAGGTGGTAAATATTTTTATTCGGTTATTTGTAATGTTAATAAAGATCCGTTTTACATATCAGCTAACTCACAAATAAATATATCGAAAGGAGATGTTATTGGTGATGTCTCAGATGATAAGAGCGCTTATTATACAATATTGGACGATAATTCAAATGAAGTTATGGTAGATTCTTTTTTATCGTTATCTAATGATAAAGACAAGGGGGTGGATAAAAAAGAAAATAAGAAAGATAAGGAAGATAAAGGTAATGTTGAAAATAATACAAATATCCGTTCATCTAATACTGATAGTATCGCTAAAGATTGGTTAGTGGGTGTACCTTCCGAATTATTTAAGTTGGGTACAATGGCGTTTAAGGGGAATCCCGATAAAAAAGAAAAAGAAGAGACTTCTGAAAATGTGAAATTAAAAGAAGAAATCGATAGAATTAAAATGTTGTTAAAATAAAAAAATCCCTCCAAACGAGGGATTTTCAGTTTCTAATAGAAAATATATTCCATTATTTTGTAACTTCAGTAGCAACAACGGTTGACGTTTCAACAACTGCAGTATCAACAGAAACTTTAGTAGTATCAACAGCTACAACAATAGTTGAATCAACCGCAGGAACTTCTTCAGTTTTTCCACCACCACAAGATGTTAATGTTAACGTTAAAATCGATAAAGATAAAATTAATTTTTTCATAGTTTTTTTTATTTGTTTATTATATGTCAAATAAATAGTTATAAAACCCAAAGAAGTCAACAAAATATATATTTTTTTATGAAAATGTTGTTTAATTAAATATTTTTTGTATCTTTGTAAAACATTTGAGAAAAGACATATATTTATATTTTCCCAAATGGTTCTTTAAAAAAGTGAAAAAAAGATTTGGTGGTTTGAAAAAAAATACCTATCTTTGTAAAAGAAATCAGAAATATCTGATGGGTTCTTTGAAAAAAGTTTGAGAAAAATTTGGAAAACTGAAAAATTCTTCTTATCTTTGTAAAGGAAATGAGAATGAGAACGATTAAGATACAACTCTCAAAAAAAGTTTAAGAAAAATTTGACAAATTAAAAAATTCTTCTTAACTTTGTGAAACAAATCGGGAATGTCCGATAGGTTCTTTGAAATAGTGAATTATCCATCGGGTGAAAGTAACTCTTCGGAGTGATGATAACTCGAGAAACGATAATCGGCCGTATATGGTCGTTAAATAAACTACGAAAGTAGGATAAAGTGGGGTCACTTGTGTTAGTGGTTCTGCGGCTTGGGAAACTGAGCTCGAGTATACAAGTGGGATATCATTAGACCTTTAGTACTGAGGGCGACGCTTTAGGGAAAGTGGTTTAATGACCAAGCAATGTGGATTGTTTGGTTGAGTTCGGAAGAACAATAAGAATAACCCATAGGAATCAAGTAAGAAGTGTGATTATCTAATCATATAATTACGGGTTCCAATTTAAGAGTGGACTTAAAACCGAAAGGTAAGATAAAGAACGAGTGGTGTCGCTACTATCCTTACTAACAATCAACCAAGGTTGTGGTATGAAGTAAACTTAAAAAATGGAGATGGGGACATCTCACGGAGTAGTCAAGTATTCGGTTGTTCAAAAGATGACTGAGCTTACGATAGACCACTACTTCGACACATCCACGACACGTACTTAAATAAACTAAAAATTTGTTCAAAGGAAAAGTGTCTATCAGGTATCAATGAAAGGTGACTACATAGTAATGAGCCGTTCATTGCACACAAAGACCCCAAGTCTGAGTGTATTCTTACCAAAAACCTCTAATTCCGCAAGAATGTGTTGGGGAGGCGTCCTCGAAGAGAGTTGAGTAATGAGAGAGTAATTGATACCTCAAAGAGTGGTAAACTTAAAAGACCGTCATTGAGAAATACTCTTCAAAAGAGAGTGGATAACAAGGGAAACAATAATACTTGTAAAGGTTCTCACAAATAGGTGTAATCTCAGCCTAAATTATAGTGCGAGCCGGAGAAATGGTAACTCGTTAGGCTCATAACCTAAAGACGGATGGTTCGATTCCATCGCTCGCTACCAAGTGACTCCAGTTAAGTAGTGTTTAACCAATACACTCGATGTGAATGAGTTTAAAGTTATGACATCAAAAAAATAGGTTCAGTTCTTTAATGTGTGTATGATTTAGATTCGTATTTGTTCACCAAGTTTCTAACTGAGATTTGAAACCATAAAAAACAAACGAACCCCAATAAAAAGTCCTTAGTATGACTAATCAATGGGTGAATGGATGAAAAAGACTAAAACTATGTTTTTTTAAGGTGTGGATTTTTTGTGATAACCACAGGGGTTTTTTCAAGTGATGATAAAAATCCGATAAAAACACAAACGTTCTAAAGTATACTGGTCATCACTAACGTCAAAGTGTCAATCCTATCTCACTCATTGGATTATCAGGTCGAACTTACTGAATGACAGAGTTCACGGCTAAGAGGGAAGAATTTGAGTAGCCATCAATTCTTCCCTCTTTTTTTATTTAAAAAAAAATCAAATAACATATAAAAAAAATTCTTATCTTTGTTTAATGAAACATTCGGTTAATATTGTTAATAAAAAAGTAAAGTTTGAATACGAATTTATCCAAACAGAAATTGCTGGAATTCAATTAATTGGGTCTGAGGTAAAATCTATTAGGGAAAATAAAGCCTCAATTTCAGAGAGTTATTGTTATTTTAGTAATGGTGAATTATTCGTTAAAGGAATGACTATTTCAGATTATGGGTATGGAACTTTCCACGAAACCAATAGGGATAGAAAACTATTACTCAAGAAGAAAGAACTAAGAAAATTGGAGAATCAATTAATAAAAGGATTGGCGATTATTCCGTATAGAATTTTCATTAATGACAGAGGTTTGATTAAAGTAGAAATTGTATTAGGTCGAGGTAAGAAACTTTACGATAAAAGAGAATCAATTAAAAATCGAGACATTGATCGGGATATGAAAAGAAATATTTAAAGTTCAGATAACAGACCACCTTCGGGTGGTTTTTTTATTTATTATAACGTCAAATAAAAAACCCCTACCTGTGGAGGTAAGGGTTTAAAGTGGAGGTAGGCGGGGTCGAACCGCCGTGTTGTTCACCTTAACTATTAAGGACTACACGCTTAGGATAATGTTTTCTAACATTCCAAAATATTTAGTTTGTTCTTCACCATCGTAAACTAACAACCAATGGACGACTCGATTTAGGGTTCAGTCATTTTTCAACCCCTAAAGAGCTTCTGTTCCTGGGTTATACACTCACCGACCCGTTGTTGTTTCTTAACTATTAAGCTACAACTTCAGCGTTTTCACGGATTAAACCGATAGTCGCCATTTTGTCTAGTACGTTGCCGTCTAAAATTTGAATCCGTAGATTTAAGTGATAGGAATCTTCTCACTGCGTGCCCCGAACAATTAACAATGCCAGTCAATACCATTTTTACCCCCAATATTTTCAATGAACTTTTACAATACAAATATACAAATAAATTTTAATTAATTAAACTTTTTAAGTATTTATTATATAAATATTTTATTTTAATGGAATCTGACGGTAATTTAAGAAGAGTAGCTTATAAACAGAGTGAGATAATTGAAGATAATGAAAAATTAACCTTTCTTAAATCGAATGGTTATGATTCAGTATCATATTTTGGACCTAAATTCATTAAAGACGCTTATTCTAAAAAATTTCAATATTATGATATATATTTTATAATTGATAAAACCAAAAATCCTACCTCTGAAAAATTTTGTATTACATTACTAAGAAAAAAAACTGGTAAAGATGTTAATTATAATGGTTTTAGTATAGTTGATAAAGAAAATGATGATATTGAAAATCCTGACGAATATATTAAAAGTAATTTTCCCTCAATTTACGACAAGTATTTGGAACTAATGAGTAATTCTATTTATAATATTTTATTAAATATAAAAAAGGGTTCTGATATTGTAAATGATATTGATATTTCTGATTTTGATCAATTAATTTATGATATTAAATATAGTCCTACAAAGCCGGGTGCTAGTCAAATTATATTAAGATTTGATGAGGTAAGTGATTTTTTTAAAATTTTTACAGATAATGACGATGAGGTTTGGTTTTTAACCACTATTGGTAATGGAAGAAGTGGTTATGAATTTGAGCCTTGGGATACTTCTCACTATGAATGGAAAGATGGTTATATGTTATATCATTTTACAGCGGAAAATAAACAAAAGATTATTGAAATTTATAGTTATTTAAATACTGCGGAAAGAATTACTATGGAAAATTTAGAAGAACATAGTGAAATTATTGCAAGAGATTTAGATAAATATTTTTCAAGTGAAGTGGATAATATTATTTCAGAATATAATGAATTAATTAATGAATGTAAATACGATACAACCGTTGACCTAATTAACGGAGAATTTTGTGATGTATTTTCAAATTACGGAATCTTTGTAAAAGATAATAATTGTTTTTGGTCATATAGAACTAGCGTTAAAATACTTACAACCTTATTTGAATTATATGATGCAAAACATATGTCTGTATATGAGTTACTTCAAAAAATAAATAAAGAAAGTATTCATTTAGACCCTAATTATTATGAATACGCTTATGAAACTTATTGTAATGACCAACACAATGAAATTTTTTCTAAAAGATTTAATAATTATGTCTCTTCAAAACTTGACGACATATTAGAGGAAATATCGACAGATGAAAAATTTACAAGTCAAGAATTCATTAATTTTAAAGATAATGTTTTTAATAAATATAAATTAGGAGAATGGTATCAATTACCTCACGACCCAAATACTAAAGAAAGAAAATTTAGGATTTATAAGTATGACCCTGAAAAACAAGTTGTGATAGTTCATTATACTCCCGCCCAATTCAAACCTATGGAAACTAGGTCTTATAATTACGAATCTTTTATTGATTTTTTACATAATAGAGAACTTTTTGAGAGAAAAGTTGTTAACAAAGGAAAAAAGCGTTACATTTGATGTATGAAACGCGATTATAACCTACTTAAAGAAGTCCTATCAATACCAACGGTAACCTATAACGAAGGCAAAATGGTTGATTTTATTGTCAATTGGTTAACCACCAACAATATACCATTTTATAAAGATTCTAATAATAACATTTACGCAACAAAGAAAACGGATAATGTTGATTATTATCCTTGTGTGGTTGCTCATACTGACACCGTACACGACATAGATACTATTAACATTATTGAGAAGATGTTACCAAATGAACAAAAGGTTTTAAAGGAATCTTTAACCGCGATAAATGATGATGGAGAACAAACAGGAATTGGTGGAGATGATAAGTGCGGGGTTTACGCTTGTTTGGAACTATTAAAAGAACTTCCAAATTTGAAATCGGCGTTCTTTGTGTCTGAGGAAACAGGATGTCACGGTTCAAGAAAGGCCGACCCAAATTTCTTTAAAGATGTTGGTTATTGTATTCAGTTTGATGCACCAGGAAATTCAATGGTTACGGAATATTGTATGGGGGTTCAATTGTTTGATAGAGAAGACGAATTCTTTAAATCTTGTGATGAGATATTAACTGAAAGTTTTGATAATAGAAATAAGTATTATTCTCATCCATATACAGATGTTTACGCGTTAAAAACTAAATTCGATTTCTCTTGTATTAATTTTGCTATTGGTTATTATAACTATCATAGAAAAAATGAGTATGTTGTGATTGAAGATGTTTATAACGGGATTGACACCGGTAAAAAAATGATAGAAAAATTGGGTTATAAAAAATACAAAAAAATATCAAATCAAAAAGGTTGGTTATAAAAAAAGGGGATTTTAATCCCCTTTCTTTTTTCTCTTCTTTTTCTCTTTTATCTTAACCTCTTTCTCGTCAACATAAATTTCATACTCTTTATTTTCAGAAATTTCACCTTTTAATACTTCTTCCGAGATATAGTCCTCTACTTTATCTTGTAAAGCTCTTTTTAATGGTCTTGCCCCATACAACTCATCAAAACCAACTTCAGAAATTAAATCTACCAATGATTTATCATATGAGAATTTGTATTTTAAATTAGATAATCTTGATATTAGTTTTTTAATTTCAATATCAACAATCTTACCAATATCCTCTTTATTTAATTGATTAAACACAATTATTTCATCAATACGATTTAAAAATTCAGGAGAGAAAAACTTTTGTAATTCTTTTTTAAGAATGTCTTTTTTCTGTTCTTCTTGAACATATGTTGATGTAGAAGATTTAAACCCTACCCCTGTTCCGAAATCCTGTAGTTTTTTAACCCCCAAGTTTGATGTCATAATAATCAAACAATTTTTAAAGTTAATTTTTCTACCAAGACTATCTGTAATATGACCATCATCCAATAATTGTAGTAATACTGAGAAAATATCTTTGTGGGCCTTCTCAACCTCATCGAAAAGAATAACTGAATAAGGTTTATTTTTAACCATTTCCGTTAATTGTCCACCATCTTCATACCCAACATAAGAAGGAGGTGCTCCGATTAATCTTGTTATGGTGTGTTTTTCTTGATATTCACTCATATCAACCCTAATTAAGTTTTCTTCACTACCAAAAATTTCTTTGGCCAGTTGTTTTGCTAAATGAGTTTTACCTACACCTGTTGATCCCAAGAATATAAATGACCCGATTGGTTTATTTGGTTCTCTAATACCTAATCTATTTCTTCTGATAGATTTTGCAATTTTTAAAACCGCTTCAGACTGACCAATAACTTTACTATTAATATTATCCGCCAAACTAATTAAATTTTTTGTCTCATCTGAGTTTAATTTAGTGATAGGTATTTTAGTCATATTTGAAACCACGTCATAAACCAAATCATCAGTCACTTCTTTTTTCTGAATCTGTAACTCTGTTTCAAACTTCTTTTTCTCCGCCTCTAATTTATCTAAAATCTTTCTTTCTTTATCTCTTAAAGATGCGGCCAATTCATAATTTTGTTTTTTAACAACATCCAATTTTTCAAGTTTAACGTCTTGAGCCTCCAATTTTAACTTCTCAATAATTTCAGGTAATTTAATATCTACCTGACTTCTCGCACCAACTTCATCAATAATATCGAACGCCTTATCAGGAAATTCTCTATCTGTAATATATCTTTCCGCCAATTCCACACATAATTTTAATATTTCATCAGTATAGTAAACATTATGGTAAGATTCATATTTTTCTTTAGCATTTTGTAAGATTTGTAATGTCTCTTCTTTAGTCGCTGCGTCAACAATTACTTTTTGGAATCTTCTTTCCAAAGCACCATCTTTTTCAAAATTCTTTCTGTATTCATCAAGAGTAGTTGCACCAACACATTGTATTTCTCCTCTTGCTAATGCGGGTTTAAATATGTTTGAAGCGTCTAATGAACCTGATGTATTTCCCGCCCCAACAATTGTATGTATCTCATCAATGAAAACTATAATGTTAGGATTCGCCTGAAGTTCTTCAATAATCACTTTCATCCTTTCTTCAAACTGACCTCTATATTTTGTCCCCGCAACAATTGATGTCATATCCAATGAAACAATTTTTTTATCCATTAGGTTTCTAGGACAATCTCCATTTTGGATTTTAATCGCTAACCCTTCAATTATAGCGGTTTTACCACAACCTGGCTCACCAATAATAATTGGGTTATTTTTCTTTCTTCTTGATAGGATTTGAGCAATTCTATTAATCTCTCTTTCCCTACCAATAACAGGGTCTAATTTACCTTCTTCCGCTAATTTTATTAAATCCCTACTAAAGTTATCTAATACAGGTGTGCTAGAAGTACCTTCACCTTTACCTTTATTCTTACCACTATTTTCCGCAGATTCAATCATATCTTTATTTTTTTATAATTATAGTAATTTATATTTCATTTTCAATATTTGATAATATGTCATATTTACAAATTTTATTATGACATTTTGTCATATAATTTACAATTAAATGTTTTGGCATATATTTAGTAGTGTCGAGCAAAAAAAATAAATAAAATAAAAAAAAACAAAAATGAAAAAATTTAATTACTTAAAAAACTTAGATGAAATGATGAGAGATTTCTTTACAAATTACACTAGTCAAACTTACCCTTTGAATAATATTATGGGCGAAACTAAAACTGAAAGTGGTGTCGATGAAAATGGTGAATGGACTAAAACTACTTACCAAACACCTGACGGAACATACTCTTCTGTTAGTTTTATTAGATTCACCAATGATTCTGAAACTAATGTAACTTCAGAATCTAATTTAAAAACGGAATCTAAAAAAACATTAACACTTAAAAAAGAACTTGATTCATTAATCAAGAACCAAGACTTTGAAAAGGCTTGTGAAGTTAGAGACCAAATTAAAAAACTGGAAACTAATAAATCCGAAATTGAAAAACTTAGAAAAGAACTCGAAGATTCAATTAAGAACGAAAACTTTGAAGATTCAATAAAACTTAGAGATAAGATTAAAAAATTGGAAAAATAAAAATAAACCCTCGACAAAGTTCGGGGGTTTATTACTTTTAAAAGAAAAAAATATGGGAATAAAAAAAGAAATTATATCGGGAAGTAAAATTATTAATGAGATAGAATCTAGTAATCTCTCAAAAACCGAATACGATACTGAAACAAAAAAATTAATAGTTGAATTTAAAAGTGGGTTAAAATATGAGTACGATGAGATTCCCCACCAATTGTACACTCAATTTAGGATGTCAGAGTCCCAAGGGAAATTTTTCTCAAGTAAGATATCGAAAACTTTCAAATATAGAAAATTGACATAATTGACATATTTATTTGTATGAACGATTTTAACTCAATACTTAAAAGTTTCAATATTCAAGATAATTTAAATCCTAAATTTTGGAAAAAATCTGAAAAAGATGAAACAACCAAATTAAATCCCGAAATAAGGAAAAGATTATTAGAAATTGCTCACCAATTCATAGAATTTCTAAAAGTAGATATTGTTGTGTCTGATATCATAATAACGGGTTCAATTTCTAATTATAATTGGTCTAAATTTTCTGACATTGATTTACATATAATGGCGGATTTCGGTCAATTCCCTAAAAAAACATTACCACTTTATGAAGAACTTTTTAAATTAAAAAAGGCGGTGTTTAATGATAAACACGATATTAAAATTTATGGTTATGATGTTGAGCTATATGTTCAAGATGATACAGAATCTCACACGAGTACTGGAATTTATTCTGTACTAAACGATGAATGGGTGGTTGAACCAAAAAAAGAAGAATTCAAAGTTAATAAGGAGTTGATTAAAGATAAATCTAAACAATGGATGGATATTATTGATTCTGTTATTAAAGCGGCTAAAGATGAAAATTTGGAAGACGCCAAAAAAATGATCGGTAAATATAAAGAAAAATTAAAGAAATATAGAAGTTGTGGTTTAGAAAAAGGTGGAGAATTTTCTAACGAAAATTTGGTTTTTAAAGTCCTAAGAAGAAACGGATATATTGAAAAATTATTCGATTTTGACAATAAAAATATGGATGATAAACTGACCTTAAAAGAAGCGACAACCAACATAGGAGGATTATTCAAAACGGATGTAGAAAATGGTCCGACAAATCATTCAAAAAGACCTTTAGGTAATTGGCAATCGGACAACGCTTGGGATGTTTTTGCTCCTGCTGGAACCGTTGTTAATTCTTATACTGATGGTGTTGTCAGTAAAGTTAAATATAGTGATAAAAAATCAGGTAAAATATACGGAACTCAAGTAACGATTAAAGGCTCTGATAATTTTCCCGAAATATTTTATACTCACTTACAAAATGTAAATTTACAACAGGGTCAAGAAATTAAAGTTGGTGATAGAATAGGTGAAGTTTCTGATTGGTTAGATAATCAATCTGCAACACACGTTCATATTGGTTTACCGTATGGAAATGATTTAAAAGATTTGCTTAAAAATTCCGAACAAATTTTTAATGGAAAAAGTAGAGAAGATAGTACTGACGACCACGTAGGAGATTCAGACAATATTAGTGTTAGTCAGATAATTGTTAAATTAAAAAACGAAGTACCTGAATTTAAAGATATCACTAATGACGAAATCATTAAGAGATTTGACGAATCTAAATTTATTAAATCTTTTATTGATATATTATCAAATGGAGGAACGTTTGAGAATGAATCAAAAACAGGTAGACCTAAATTCAAAGAACCCGTTAAAAAAATTCAAGAGGCTTTACAATTTTTAGGTTTCTCATTACCTAAATGGGGAATTGATGGGTTATTCGGTCCTGAAACTGAAAAAGCGGTTAAAGATTTTGAAAAAAAATATGGTTTAAAAAATGATGGTAAGGTAGATGGTGAAGATATTAAATATATAATTTCCTTATTATTATTAAAAGGTTTTAAAGATGTTGAATTAGGTGAATTAAAATATGATTCTGAAACAACAATCAATGGTGATGTAGATTTTAGTAAAGCCGGATTTAATTCTACTCAAATAGGTAATATTAACTTAATAATTGATGAGATAAAAAATAAGGGAATAACTAACCCCTACACACAAATTGGTATATTATCTGTAATTGGTAAGGAAAGCGATTTTAAATCCTTTAAAGAAATGTCATATTCAAATACATCAAATTCAAGAATAAGACAAATATTTGGAAATAGAGTTTCAAAATATAGTGATTCTGAATTAAATGATATTAAAAAAGATGATAGTAAATTTTTTGACCTTGTATATGGTAAAGATTCAGGTGTTAAGTTAGGTAATAACCGGCCAGGTGATGGATGGAAATATATTGGTAGAGGATTTAATGGGATCACTGGAAAGTCCAATTATAAAAAATACGGAGATGCTGTTGGTATTGATTTAGTTTCAAATCCGGAATTATTGGAAGACCCCAAAGTCGCCGCAAAAGCTGCGGTATCATATTTTACTAAAAATAAATCTGTGTCTGAGATACCAAATTTTAACAATAAAGACGAATCGATTAAATATTTTTCTGATATAAACGCTGGAGGACAATCAAGTTGGGCTTTAGGTAAAGCCAAAGAATCAGGAGATAGGTTTGAGATTGCGTAATCATAAATTAATAAATTTTTAAATTATTTAATATTCTAATATATTTATATAAAAATAATTTTTTTAAAATTAAACAAAAATGGGAAATTTAAAGCCAATTGGAAGTGAAAAACTTCAAGGAATGGATAAAATAAATAGGATAATGGAAATTGCTAGATATAAAGAAAACAAGCCGACCCCTATTAATGAAACATCATCTAACGAATATAGTAAAGTGTTACCTGATGGTAATAAGTATGAGATAGTTAAAGAAAAAAACGGATATGTTATTAAAAAACAAATATCTGAAAATGTTTCTGACTATGTAGAACCAATGAAAAATAGAAAGTACTATTCTTCGTATTCCCAAGCGTTAAAAAGATTAAATTTAATTATTAAAGAAGTTAATTCTTTAACAGGTAATAAAAAAAATGTTTCATTATTTAACGAAAGTGAACTAGATGAAAAAGAAACTAAATATTACCTTAAATTAGACACTAAAGAACAGGCTGACCCTAACGTGGCACCCGCTCCGGCACCGGCGCCAGCTCCTGTACCCGCACCATCACCTTCGGAAGAACCTCCTGTTGAGGAGCCTCCTGTAGAAGAACCTATGGATACGGAAGATGTTCCTGAACCTGATACTGAAGGAGAAGATAAACCTGAAGAAAAAGTTACATTTAAAACCATACAGAAATTAACAGGAAAATTAGGTCAAAAATTAAGAGTACTATCTTCAGATGAAGAACAAGAAATGTCATCTAATGATGTTAAATATGTGATAAATTCAATATTATCCGCTTTAGATTTAGATAAATTGGAAGATGAAGATAAAGAACAAATTATGTCCAAATTTGAAAGTGAGGATTTGGGTAATGAGGACAACGTAGACAATAACGTGGAAGATATGGGTGACGAAGAAGTTTCTGTGGAAGAACCTCAACCACCTTCAGAAGAACCTGCACCTGAAGAAATGGGTGAAGAAACTGAAGATGTTGAGAAAAAATTGATGGATGTTTTTAGTGAAGATGAGAACTTTGAGGACGATAGATTTTATAGATTCTTGAAAAATTCAGGACATAAAGAATATGGTGATGATGAAGACGATATTTTAACAAAACCTAAACCAGTAACTAGACCTGATATCGATATAGACCCTGATTTCGATCCTTTTAAAAATCCTGACCCTAAAGATGATCCTGAAGCTAGAATGCGTAGCAGAAGAAATAGACATAATTATAAAATGTTTGACGATGAAATGGAATCTGATTCATTGTTTTCGGAGTCTAAAGTCGATTCTATTTTAAAAAAATATTTTAAAATAGATGAAAAGGAGAAAAAAATGTTACAAGAACAAAAACAACCGAATAAAAAAGAATTGATTAAGAAAATTAAACAATTATCTGAAAACATTGTTCAAGAGGTTGCGGTAACAAAATTATTAACTGAAAATAAAAATACAAAATTATTAGGTAAAACTAATAAAAATAATATAGTTGTTAAAGTTGGTAATAAAGAAGTAAAAATTTCACCTGACGGGAATACAATATGAATCACTTAATTTATGTTAATGAATTAGGTCCTAATTATAAAGGAGATAATATATATGAATTTATTTTCTCTGATAATTTGGAAGGTGTCTGGGGAGATTCTTGGGAATCAAAACCGGCAAATGGTTATCCATCACCTCCTGATTTAGAACATATAAAAAAAGTTGGAGTATTAAAAAATAATTCATTAACTTTGTCAGTAATTCAGAAATCAGATTGGTTTTCAATGGTCGACTCAATTGATAATGTGATTGCCTTATCTTGGGAAAATGACGATAACGAAACAAGTGTTAATTTTGACCACGTTAAGAGATTGGTATTCCATTTTGGTGAAACTGAGGAATCTGTTAAAAATAAATTGTATGAACGAGATATTGTTCTTGAATTTGAAAAAAAAGTAGTATATGAAAAATAACGAAAAAAAATTATTCCTTATTAAAAATGGTTTAAGTATTAATTTGGTAACTGATCTAAATGAAGGTCAGGTTAACTCTTTATATAAAAGAATTGTTGAATCTAAAACAGGAGAAAAGTGTGCTTGTGGGTGTGATAAAGATACTTGTAAATGTGGTCCTGAATGTAAAAAATGTGATTGCGGTAAACAAAAAAAAGAGACTAAAGAAGCTCAAATAACTTACGACCCTAAAGTACCGGGAGATATTGAAAAGGCTAAACAAAAGGGAATTAATTTAAGTGCTGATGGTAAAGTAACTACTTCATTGGAAGAAAAGGCGGTTTCCCAAAAACAGCAAGAATTTTTTGGAGTTGTAAGAGCTATACAAAAAGGTAAATTACCTAAAAAAGGTAAAGCCGGTGAAGCTGCCGATGAAATGTCAAAAAAAGACGTTAAAGATTTTGCGTCAACAAAACATAAAGGTTTACCAAAAAGAAAAGAAACTAAAGAGGGTTATTTTGATGCCGTATCAAACGCTTACTATAAAAATATGTCTGAAAAAATGAATGACTTACCAATTAATGTAACTTTTGAATCTAAGCTAGAAAAAGATATTAACGACATTATAGAATCTACGTTACATCCTAAAATGAGTAAAAAAGATTTAATTAAATTGATTAGAGAGAACAATCCTTTACAACCCGATACTGAAGAAGAAACAATTACAAAACCAAGTAAACCTGATACTAAACCTGAGATTAACCCTGATTTCGATCCTTTTACAAATCCTGATACTAAAGATGACCCTGAGGCCGAAGGAAAAGATTTTTTTGTATCAATGGCTAAAGATATGGGATTAATAAGAAATTAAAATTTATATTGAGATGAATTTAAATACTAAAATTAGTGAAATTAAAAAAGTTGGAAAAACTTTAGAAAAAAAATTAAACAATGAGGGTTTAACTAAAATTGAAAAGAATGTTTTAAATGAAATTAGACAATTCTTATCTGAAGATGTCCCTATGAGTTTTGATCCTGAAGAAGTTGGCGGAGCAAGACCTAGTAGAGGAGTTCAAAATAAAATAGAGGGAGGGAAAACTCCTTTAAGTCAATTAGGTCTAACTCAAGAACAAGTTGATTTTTTCACTTCTGAGGCGTTTAAATCCTCAATAAAGAAAATGGAATCTTTGTTAGGTAATTATTCAGGTGTAGAAAGGTCTTTAAGTACGGCCAATAGAAATCTTAAAAAAGATGCTCAAACCGCATTTTCTTCATTATATTCATTAGTGGGAGAACTATTAAATGAATTAACAAGTTTACAATATCAATACCAAACAGAATTAGAAGAAATTGCTACCGAAGCGGTTGAAAAGGCGATGGGTATTGACAGAACTTTTTTTGATAAGAAATTAAAATTAGATGGTAAATTTTCAGGTTTTCTAAGTAAACTTGAAGGAATGAAAAATAGAGTTGAAAATGTATCGGAAGATGAGATTTTAAATAAATTTGCTAATATAGATAAAGAGAAAAAAGAAAAGTTAGAACAACTTAAAAAAGATTTTGAGGAGATGGGTGCAGATTTTGATGAATCGAAAGCTAAAGAAGCCATCGACTCAACTTTTAAAATGTCAGATGAAACAAAAAAAGAGGCTAAGAAAGAATTTTCTGACGAAGTTTCAAGAAGGATGATTATTAATTTATTTAGACGAGGAATGTCAATTTATTATGATAATGCTTATGAAATATGTAAAGACAAAATATTAGCATTACCTGATGGAGAAAGATTATTACAAATCTCAAATATAATACAACCAATAATGGTTCATTTATATTGGTTATTTTCTGACATTGGTTCTATAGGTTCTTCAGGTGGAGGTCAAATTGGTCAAATACAAGTTGTTCCCCCGAGTCAATCATCAAGTCAAAGTGAAGACGATGAGGAAGATGAAGAAGAACAACCTAAAAAACCTGAAACACCACAAGGATCACAACAACCTCAAGGACCATTCGTTATTAGAGCAAGAGCTATGACATTTCCTTTAATTGTTCACGAATTAATTAAAGGTGTCATTATGTTCTTTACTTCCGCGGGCGGAACAGATAATGAAAAAGGTCAATTAGCTAAAAAACAAGCAACCTCATTAGAAACTGAGGCTTATGATTTAACTTATAGTGAAAAATTTTATGAAGAATTTTATAATTTATTTAAAGAAATTGTTCCCGATGTTCAAGAACAAAGAGATTTAACTCCATTTGTGTTAAAATTTATCTCTGAAGAAAAATACGAAAAATTATTAGAATTAACGAAATCTTTATTTACTTTAGGTTTATCTTCAGATTTTGCAAAAAGTTATATTGAAAGTTTGGTTGAAAAATCAAGAAAATTAATGAAAACTATGGGTCAAAACCCTTCTTATCTTGAAAAGAAACAATATAAATCTCCTGAACCACCTAAAAAAGATGGTGAAGAAGATGAGGATAGTTGGGATGAGGATATGAGTTGGTTGGATGATGAAAATTAAATATGTCTTTAACTAAAGAACAAGTTTTATTAGAATACGTGAAGTGCGTAAAGGACACCCCTTACGCACTTCGCACTTATTTACAAACCTACGATAATACCGTATCAAAATACGTTCCATTAGAACTATTCCCTGACCAAATTTCATTACTTGAAGATTTTGAGAAATACAATGAAAATATTGCGTTAAAATATAGACAAGCCGGAGTATCTACGGTTACCGCGGCTTGGGCGTCTAAAAAATTAGTTTTAGCACAAAAAACAAAACCTGAGAAAATACTTATAATAGCAAACAAATTAGACACATCTCAAGAGATGGCTAATAAAATAAGGACATTCGTTTCTCAATGGCCTTCTTGGACGGGTATTGATTTTTCTCCGGAAAAAAACTCCCAAAAACATTACAAATTAACAAATAATTGTGAAGTTAAGGCGGTTGCAACATCAAAGGATGCTTTAAGGGGTTTTACACCAACAATACTTATATTTGACGAGGCAGCATTTATCGATGCCGATAGTGATTTTTGGGCGGCTTGTATGGCATCACTTTCTACTGGTGGTAAAGTTATTGTTATTTCCACACCAAATGGGTTTGACCCAATTTACTACGAAATTTATGACCAAGCTTTAAGAAGTATGAATGACTTCAAAATTTCTGAAATGTTTTGGTTTAGAGACCCAAGATATACTAAAGATTTATATTTTGTTAAAACTGACGATATTGTTCATTATCTTTTAAATAAAGAAGACTATAAAAATAATGAAGTTGTTAATTGGTCAAATATTGATTTTGACGATCGAAATTTTGAAGACGCTAAAAAACTAATGAGTGAAGGTTTTAAACCTTGTTCTGATTGGTTTGAGAGGATGGTTAAAAAATTAAAATTTGACAAACGTAAAGTATCGCAAGAGTTAGAGTGTAATTTCTTAGGTTCAGGTGATAACGTATTTGATTCAAAATTATTACAAAAAATACACGAGACATATGTTAAAGAACCTGTTAATAGAATGATAGGTAATTCTCTATGGATATGGAAAGAACCTATTATGGGTCATAGATATGTTATGGGTGTTGATGTTAGTAGAGGAGATAGCGAAGATTTTAGTTGTTTTCAAATTATCGATTTTGATGAAAGAGAACAAGTTGCTGAATATATCGGAAAATTACCTCCTGATAATATGGCGGAAATTTGTTTTAAATGGGCTAATATGTATTCCGCATATATAGTTGTCGATATAACGGGTGGGATGGGTGTATCCACATCTAGAAAACTACAAGAGATGGGATATAAAGATTTATATGTTGATGGTGTTGATATAACAAATAAATGGAAATACGTTCCAAAATCTGCAGAAAAAATACCAGGAATTAATTTTAACAACAAACGGGTTCAAATAATCGCTTCATATGAAGAGGCATTAAGACACGATTTTAAAATTTATAGTAATAGATTATTCAATGAAATGAATACATTTATTTATATAAACGGAAGACCCGACCATCAGAAAGGTCATCACGATGACTTAATAATGTCAATTTCTATGGCAACATACGTTGCCGAATCTTCTTTTAGTAATTTAACTAAAGTTTCAGAACAAGCTAAAGTTATGATTGAATCTTGGGCGGTAAGTAATAATGACACAATTACAGAACAAATATCATTCAATCCCGTTATACCTGTTAATACTGATAGGTCAAATCTTAGAAACGAACAAATAAGTAAAGACGATTATTTAAAATATTCTTGGTTATTTGGTCGTAGATAATATTTATATAATATTATGGGATTATCAAGAAGAAAAAGAAGCCCCGATAGATTTATCGGTGGTAGTAAATTAAATGTACCCGGACAAGGTATTTTTAGTGTTAAATTAATCGATAACGATAAAGAACCTGTGGGTCCTCAGGATAAAACCAAATCTCATTCAAGACCAAAACCTGAAACTACAACAACCACAACTACAATACCTGTGGTTGACTATAAACAATTCCAAGATTATGTATTTTTTGAATTTATGGATGGGGAACAATATGATTTCCAAAATTAAAATATTTATCAATAAAACTTTAAAATGGCAATATTAACAAGTAGAATTCAAGCTTCAGGAGTAACATTAGATGATTTAATTCATATAGTTATAACAAGTGACCAATCACAAAATCCTGCAGGTTCATCATATAAAGCGACTATAGGTCAAGTTTTTGATTCACTTTCTTCATATACTTTTACAAATTTATCAGTTAGTGGAGATTTAAATGTTTCAGGAAATACAATATTAAATAATGTTATTACGAATACTTTATCTGCAACAACTTATTTAGGTTTACCTGGAGATATCTTTATAACAGGCGGTACTTTCGATAAAAATACGGAAACATTAACTTTAGATAGTAGTAGCGGATCTCCAATAACAATTACAGGGTTTACCGATACCTATGTTACAGGTTTTACATATGATGATGCAAACACAATAACATTATCACAAAGTAATGGTCAAAGTAGTGGTGTTACATTAAATACTTTTACAGGATTAACTATAAATGGGGGATTAAGTGCGACGAGTATTTCGGCAGACACATATTATAATTTACCATCTTTTACAGGTAACACTTCTGGTGATTGCATAACAGATTTATGGGTATCAAACGTATACGGTTGTTCACCAATAACAATTCACGATTCGGTACAATCGGTCGGTTCTCAATCAACAGGAATAACATCTTTCGCGTTTGGGGATGGTGTTTCCGCGTTTGGTAATCATTCACATGCTGAAGGTTCTGGAACTGCAGCTAGTGGTGAAGCATCTCACGCTGAAGGACGTGGAACAATATCAGGTGGGTTCGGCAGTCACGCGGAGGGTGGGTTTTCAGTCGCAAATGGAGAATATAGTCACGCTGAAGGTGTTGAAAGTAAGGCTGGTATTATGGGGTTTAGTGTTGATAGTGTTGTTAACGGTGTTATCACTTTAAGTCCATGGCTTGGTAATGTTGTTGGTGAAATATTAAATGGTTATAATGAAGTGTTGTTACCTTACGGTCAATTGTTTTATGGATATAGTGCTATCACATTTAATGGCGTAAATACAATAATAACATTAAATGACACCGGATTCAATACTTATGTACCTGCTATTGTTGGTAAATATAACTATTTTAGTGAATTAGCTAATTATCCGATTGGTGGTCAATCACACGCTGAAGGTAGTGGTACCATGACACTTGGTTATTCAAATCACGCTGAAGGTGTCCAAACAATCACAAATGGTGATGGGTCTCACGCTGAAGGTTGTGAAACCATATCTAGTGGTAATTATAGTCATTCTGAAGGACTTGGAACTAAAGCTATTGGTGAAACTAGTCATGCTGAAGGTAGATATACAACAGCATCTGGAGAAGCTTCGCATACTGAAGGTGATAGTACAACAGCATCAGGATATGCTTCACACGCTGAAGGTGAAAGTACAACAGCAAGTGGAAACAATTCACACGCTGAAGGTAATACAACAACAGCATCAGGAAACTATTCACACGCTGAAGGTGGTGGTACAACAGCATCAGGAAACAATTCACACGCTGAAGGTAGAAATACAACAGCTAGTGGTGAAGCTAGTCATGCTGGTGGTGATGGTACAACAGCGAGTGGATATGCGTCACACGCTGAAGGTAGTGGTACAACAGCTAATGGTGAAGCGTCTCACGCTGAAGGATTTGGCACTACAACATCTTTTAGAGGATTTCAAGTTTCTGGTGATACTTCAGGTGGAGTTTTTAAATTATCTCCGTCTTATGGAAATGTTACCAGTGCATTTACCACTAACCAGTATTTGGTGATTTCAACAAATGGTTTATATGCCAACTCACAACCAATATTAATTAAAAATTTAACATTTAGTAGTGGACAAACAATAATAACAACATATAAATCAATAAATTATTCTAACCCTATAATCTCGTCCATAGATAAGTTAAACGACCAAAATGCAAACATTGTTTTAGGTGGTTTTAGGTCTCACTCAGAGGGTATCTTTACCAAGTCGATAGGTTCGGCTACTCACTCGGAAGGTAATAATACTAACGCGGTTGGTGAAAATTCTCACGTTGAGGGGTATTATACTAACGCCTTTTCTAACGCGTCTCACGCTGAAGGTTATGAAACAATTGCTGGTGGTACTAGTAAATGGGTAAATATATCTGGCGGTGAAATAGCTCACCATTCCGAAGGGTTTGGAACCCAATCTATAGGTGGTTATTCACACTCTGAAGGTAGTGGAACATTCTCTATTGGACAAGGGTCTCATTCTGAGGGGGAATTTACATACTCGGTCGGTGATGGTTCACATTCTGAAGGGAGGGATACAACGTCTGGTGTATTCGTGTTTTCTGTTTTTAGTGCTAATAATACTACAATATTAATTAATACTAACGTAGATTTAAGTAATGAAATATATGGTTTTGGGAGTTTATTTGTTAAGACAATCCCAGAATTTCCAACATATATTAGTAAATGGATGAAAGTGACTATAACTGGAACCACTTTTTATTCCGGTACTTCTAAGTTTGAGATAAGGACATCCACCACATCATTACCAGCTATTTCATATGTATTTCATGAAAGTAATAGAGTACCGTTTAATGGAGAAAGACTATCTTCTAATTATTCTCATTCTGAAGGAATTAAGACCACTACAATAGGTGATTCTTCCCATTCTGAAGGTTATGAAACAATTGCTGGAGGGTCAAATTCTCACGCTGAAGGGCAATTTACATTTTCTAACGGAGAAGGTTCTCATTCAGAAGGTATTTATACGGACGCTGTAGGTGATTATTCTCATACGGAAGGTAATGAAACAACCTCGATTGGTGAAGGGTCTCACTCGGAAGGATATCAAACAACCACATTAGGTATCTATTCTCACTCTGAAGGTGTGGGTACAATTGCATTAGGAGACTACCAACACGTATCGGGTAAATTTAATTTAACCGCAACAACTGAAGGTTCGTTTATTGTTGGTAATGGTGACGATAATTTAAACAGACGTAATTTATTATTTGTTGGTGGTACTGGGTCAAACGGAATAGTTAATGTTTCTGGAAAAACAATAACAACAAATCTACAAGTAACATCGGGAGCGTCAACCGCTGGTTACGTATTAACTGACTCAGATGGTACGGGTAATGTAACTTGGTCACCAGTTAGTGGGTTAACAGGGTCGGTAAAAAAATATTCTGAAACTTTAACAAGTCCATCAGGTGGAACATATACAATAACACATAGTTTGGGTACAACCGATATTCAAGTTTCATTATGGTTGGTAACAACTGGTGATTTAACAAATGCGAGAGTGACAAATAGACAAACAAATTCAGTTGATGTCGTATTTTCAACATCACCTGGTGAAAATGTTAGAGTGGTTATAATAGGATAAAATATTTATAAATTAAAAAGATATGTCAAAAATTTTTGATTCAATTAAGGTGTATGGTAGTGGAACAACAAATAGTTCCTCAACACTTGACACATATGATAGTAGTGGGACAACCACATTCACAATAAAAGATGGTGGTAATGTTGGTATTGGAACAAATTCACCAACTGAAAAATTATTTGTTAGTGGTAAAACTTACATATCCGAATCTTTAGGGATTGGTAGTTCTGCACCTGGTTCAGGTATATCTTTAGGGTCAACGTACCCAATATATTTTGGTAATGCCAATCACAATATATATAATAGTGGTGATAGTTTATTTGTTAATGGTTGGTCTTATTTAACTTTAAACGCTTCTACGGCTGTAGGAATTTCAACAAATAATATTAATAGATTATATGTAAATTCAATCGGCAATGTCGGTATTGGAACAAGTACTCCTCTAACAACACTTCACGTTAATGGAAAAGCAACAATACAAGGTGATGTCGATGTTTTTGGAAATGTTAATGTTATTGGTACCGCAACAACACTAAATACGGAAACCGTTCAAACAAGAGACAACAAAATATTATTAAATTATAGTGGAACAAATGTGACCGCGGTAGGTGGTGGTATTTCAGTTTTAAGTGCAAATACAATCTATACGAGTGGTCTTACAGAATTAATAACAGATATTAATGGAGATTGGAATAGTAATGTTGGTTTAAATATTACAGGTAGAACAAGTGATAATTCGTCAAATGGTTTAACCGTTAAAAATAGTGGAAATACAGATTTATTAACCATTAAAAATAATGGTATACACACATTTAATAGTATATTGGATGGAGAAAGTTCAGGTAATAACAATTTTATATTTTCAACGACATCAGGGGGTATAAGAACAGGATATTATGGTAATATAGGGTATGGTTCATTATTTGATTATTTCACAAATAACGTACTAGGTTCTCAAACTCAAGAATATTCAGGATATTATATTACAAAAGTTAAAAACTTTTGGTCTGTACGAACTTTACTAGATAATAAATCTCATTTATTTATGGACGGTTCTACTGGGTATATTGGAATTGGCGATGATGGATTTTCTCCAACATCTTCATTACATATTAAAGGTCAAGATTCTTCACAATCAAACTACGGATTAAAAGTTCAAAATAGCGGTGGTACAGATAATTTGGTTGTTAGAAATGATGGTAACGTTGGCGTTGGAGAATCGTCACCAACAGCGAAATTATCAGTATTAACTCCTGATAATTTAGTAACAAGTTACGGAATTAAAGTTAGACAAAATGTAACAGGTGATGATTTATTTTTTATAAAAGGAAATGGGGATTCTGCGTTTACTCAAAGAACAAGATTAGGAATTGGTGATTTGCCATCCGCCACTTACCGAGTAAATATACAAGGTCAATCAGGGGCTATTCCTACTGATAAAATATTAGGAGTTTACAACTTTGGTGGTAGTCTTATAGGTTTGGTGGTTACAGAAAACACAAATGTAGGTGTAGGTAAACAAAATCAAACTCCTACTGCAAGACTACACGTAGAAGGCATCAATACACTATCTTCAGACTATGCTTTAAAAGTTGATAATAGTGCAAGTACAAGTTTATTTTATGTTAGAAATGATGGTAATGTTGGTATTGGGACAAATAGTCCAACTGCTAAATTAGAAGTAAATGGTGACTCAATTATTAATAGTTTAGTAATTGGTCGTGGCGGTGGAAATTCAATATTTAATGTTGCACTAGGTAATAATACTTTATATAATAACACTGGAGGAACAAGAAACACTTCAATTGGATATTATTCAAATAATTCAAATATTATAGGTAATGGTAATACTTCGATTGGTTACGAGACATTAAAAAATAACAATGGTGATGATAACACCGCGATAGGTTCTGATGTATTAATATTTAATACTAGTGGTAACAGTAATGTTGGTATAGGTAGATATTCATTATATAATAATACCATAGGGACTAATAATGTTGCAATTGGTGGAGGTTCAGGTTCTGGCACATTATACACGAATACTAATGGTAATCAAAATATAGCGATTGGTGGTTATTCTTTACAAAACCAAAATGGGGTTAGTGGTTCGGTCGCTATAGGTTGGGCGACACTATATCTTAATACAAGTGGAGTTGGGAATGTTGCCGTTGGCCATGAATCATTAAGGATTTCAACCGATAATAATAATACCGCGTTAGGTCATCAAGCTGGTAAAACCCATACAACTGGTGGTAATAACACATTTATCGGTAATGGAACTGACTCCACAACAACTGGGATTACAAATTCTACCGCAATAGGATACAACACAAAAATAAGTCAAAGTAATACATTAATCCTTGGTGATAATGTAAATGTCGGTATAGGTACCTCAATACCTTCAGAAAAATTGGAGGTTAGTGGTAAAACAAAAACAACGACTTTACAAGTAACATCAGGTGCGACAACAGGATATATTTTAACCTCAGACTCAAGTGGTAATGGAGCTTGGCAAGCACCTGTAAGATCTATGACTTATCTTTTAGGTCACGATTCTGTGAGTCCTACAGATAGTAATACGTATTATATTGGTAGTTTATTTGTTTTAGCACCAGTAACGTCTTCACAAGATAGTAGAAGAGTTACGGTACAAAGAAGTGGTACAATTACAGATGTTGGAATTATGACCACAATTGGAGGTACTTTGGGTTCTGGTGAGTTATCGACTTTTACAATAAATAATGTCACTTCTGGAACTTCAAGTACAATTACAACCGGTGCGACGCATAGTGGTGATAGTAATATTAATTACACACTCTCAAGTCCTTTAACCGTAACCAAAAACGATAAAATTGAAGTTAGATGGGTCACACCTGTTTGGGCTACAAATCCGACTGCCGTTAGACAAATGATAAATGTAGTATTAAGTTATTAAAAAATATAATATGGGAACATACGAAATAATAAATTATAGTGTAAATCACCCTGAATTGGGCGTTCTAAATAAACAAAAAGTTGTATATTACAATCTTAGAGATGAGATTGAAACCGAAGAGTTTTATTTTGGGTACATTAGAAGTGGATATACGTTAAAATAATATTCTATTTGAAACCTATCCTATAAAACTATTTAATTATGGGTATTTATAATTAAAATTACTGCATGGAGAATAACAATAATCAAAATTTAACGGTTTGGCAAAGATTACAAAGGGCTATGGGTCCTAATGCTTTGTTAAATCAGGATTACCCTGTATATAAGTTCGACAAAGAACAATTACTTAAAACAACGTCAAAGCAAGAATACGAAAGAGAAAAGTTAGAAGCTCAACAAACCTTCTTTCTATCAAATCAATGGGCAAAAATTGAGAGTAACTTATACACTCAAGCGGTTTATTACGAACCAACGAGATTAGCATCATTTTACGACTATGAAAGTATGGAATATACTCCGGAAATATCAGCAGCTTTAGATATTTACGCTGAGGAATCTACAACCGTTAACCAAAATGGTTATATGTTACAGATATATTCTGAATCAAAAAGAATTAAATCCATATTAGCCGACTTATTTAATAATGTTTTAGATCTTAATACCAACTTACCAATGTGGATTAGAAACACTTGTAAGTATGGTGATAATTTTGTTTATCTTAAACTAGACCCTGAAAAAGGAATAATTGGTTGTATGCAATTACCAAATATTGAGATTGAACGTTTAGAAAGAGGAATGCCTGCGAAGTCCGCGAGAATGGAAGAACCCCAAGAAAATAAAGGATTGAGATTTAAATGGAAAACTAAAGATATGGAATTTAATTCTTGGGAAATTGCTCATTTTAGATTATTAGGTGATGATAGAAAACTTCCATATGGAACATCAATGCTGGAAAAGGCTAGACGTATCTGGAAACAATTATTGTTATCTGAAGATGCTATGTTAATTTATAGAACATCGAGAGCCCCTGAAAGACGTGTATTTAAAGTATTTGTTGGTAATATGGACGACAAAGATGTTGAGCCGTATGTACAACGTGTTGCGAATAAATTCAAAAGAGACCAAGTTGTAGATAAAAATACGGGTAATGTTGATATGAGGTTCAATCAAATGGCGGTTGACCAAGATTATTTTATTCCTGTTAGAGACCCGACCAGTCCAAACCCTATTGAAACATTACCGGGAGCTCAAAATTTAGGAGAAATTGCCGATATTGAATACATTCAAAAGAAATTATTAACCGCATTACGTGTTCCTAAAGCCTTCTTAGGGTTTGAAGAACCTGTTGGTGATGGTAAAAATTTATCTTTAATGGACATTAGATTTGCTAGAACAATAAATAGAATTCAAAAGTCTATAATATCCGAATTAAACAAAGTTGCAATTATTCATTTATTTTTACTAGGTTTTGAAGATGAGTTATCTAATTTTATGTTAGGACTTACAAATCCATCAAAACAAGCCGATTTATTATCGGTTGAAATTTGGAAAGAAAAAATATTAGCGTATAAGGACGCAGTAACCGCAGATCAATCAGGTATTGCACCGGTATCGTTCTCTTGGGCTAAGAAACATATTTTAGGATTTTCGGATGAAGAAATTAAACTTGATTTACAACAACAAAGAATTGAGAGAGCTGTTGGTGCTGAGTTATTAAATTCCGCAACAATAATAACTCACACAGGTATATTCGATAATGTCGATAAATTATATAAACAAGTTACAGGATCAACATCTTCTACCGCAACACCTCCACCGCCACCTGAAGAAGGAGGAGAAATGGGTGGAGGAGCTCCACCGCCACCACCAGAAGCTGGAGGAGGACCTGGATTAGCCCCGGAGTCAAAATCTAAAAGTAATTTAAATATTTTATTAGAGAGTGATTCATTAATAGGTGACGATTCTTTTATTGATTTATCAAAAGCGAGAAATTCTTTAGGAGAAATGGAAGAACAATTAAAAAATATACTTAGAGACTGATATTTATAATAAAAAATAATAAAATGAGATTCGGAATTATAAAATCAAAAATAGAAAAAGTGTTATTAGAGTCATATTCAAAAAACACTTTTAAAGAAGAAATTAAAAAATTTAATTCTTTAGTATTAGAAAATAAAAATATAAGTAAACTTTTTTATTTATATGATGATTTAAGTTCAAATAAAGGACTGACTGAAAACGTTGCTAAAGATTATATTAATGAATCTATTAAAATTTATGAAAACACTTTAAATAAAATAAAAGAAAGTGATTTTATTAAAATTAATGAATGGGTTAATAATGTAAAAACAAATAATGAATATGAAAATATTGATAATATTTTCAATATTAGCATTCTCAATTTAGAATCAAACATTAAAAGTAAAAACATTATTGTTGAGGGTCTTACAAAGACTGAAGAAAAATCCAAAGAAGTTTTAAATATTCCTTTAAGATCGATGATTAATATTGCAAACAAAGCATTCGCAAATTACGTTGAGTCTTTAAATGAATCGGAACAAAAAGAATTTAAATCATTAATACAAGAAAGTGATGATTCTTTATCATTAAAATACGATTTAATTAAAGAATCTCTAATAGAAAAATTAAATGAATTGAAGTCTACCGAAAACGATGAATCGGTAGTAACAAAAATTGATGAAACTATAGAAAAGGTTAATTCCGAAAAGTATAGTAAAATTAATTACGTTAGATTAAAATCTTTAAAAGAAAATCTTTAATCGTTTGATTTAAATTTTTTCTGAACGTACTGAGCTTTCTTAATCTGTTCTCTAATGTGGACAGATTTTTTTTTGTGTTCTTTTCTGTCAATTAGTTCTGATTGTTGTCTTGTCTTAATTACTTTACTCTTGTAAATTTTTAACGCCTTCTCTAATGGCATGTTATTATTTAATTTTACAATTATCATATTGTTATATATATCTTGTTTGTTTGATTTTTTTTTGACTATGGTATTAAATATACTTATTATTTTTTAAAATAAACTAAAAAAAATGAAAACGAATGAAAAAAGGGAAAACCTCAAAAATTCAGGGGTTTAAGAGTATGAAGGTTATGTACGGAACCGTTGACTCTGTTAATTTTAAATCCATCTATCTAAACATTCAAACTTGGGTAACACCAATAAAAGAAAGTGAAAATTGGTCAAGGATCGTCTTAAATATGTCAAGACAAATAAAACATTTAATTTTTGAGTTACTCGATAGAGATGTATTTGAAGAGAGTTTTATTGTCGATTTAGATTTAAGGTCTAGCGGTATAACACAAGGAAAAAAATCTTTTATGAGTTTAGAAATTAATTTTTACCTTAAAAAAACAGAATTAGATTTTAAATCATCTTACTTTAAAAACTACTTTAAGAAAATGTCAAAAGATATTAATAATTTTGTATTTTCAAAAACAGATTACTTTGAATATAGTCTTTCCAAATCAAAAAAAGAATTAATTAAACAAAGTTAAACTATCAAGTATTTATATAGTATATTAACTTTAAAAAAGTTTAAATCATGCACATAAATACAAAAAATGAATTAGGTAAAAAATTAATTCTTATTGAGGCCGATGCCGGATACATCTCACCTAATGACGTAAATAATAAATATATTATGGAGTCTAAACAGATGTTGGATCATTCAAAACCATTTGAATTTTACGCTGTTTTACAAAAGTACAATACTCCAAATAGAAATGGTAGAATTTATCCTGAGAAAATATTAAAAAGAGAAGCGGAAAATTATAAAAAGATGATTGAGAAAGGAACTTCTTTATCGGAGTTAAACCATCCTGAATCATCTTTAATTGACTTGGATAGAGTGTCTCACATAATTACTGAAGTATGGTGGGATGGACCTGTTCTTATGGGTAAATTAAAACTTTTAACATCACCAGGATTTCACGAAAGAGGAATTGTATCAACTAAAGGGGATATGGCGGCCAATTACCTAAGACAAGGAGTAACACTTGGGATTTCTTCAAGAGGGGTTGGTTCACTTAAAAAAGTTGGAGAGCAAAACGAAGTTCAAGATGATTTTGAATTAATCTGTTTTGATTTGGTTTCATCTCCATCAACACCTGGAGCTTATTTATTCTTGGATAAGAATGATAGATTTAAATTTGAAGAGAATATTGAAGAAGAACAAAAATTAAGAGATACAAAAAATCTTGGAGTAAACGACAAAACAATTGACTTAATGAAAAAATTATCCCATTTTTTGGATAAATAATTAAGTTAAATGACTAAAAAAGAATTATTCCTAAAATTATCTCGACCTGATGATTTTGGTATTTCTAGATGGGTAAGTAAAAATGAATTCATTGACGAATTTAAATCTTTAGACTTTAACAATGGATGTCCTTGGATACGGAGTTTTAATTACCTATATGAGACTAAAAAAGAAAATAAAATTTGGAAAGTTAGATTAGTTGGTTTTAAAAAAAACGATTCAAGACCCATCTCAAAAAAAATACGAAAATTAATTTGTTCACAATCATCTTGTCATTCAGGTTTACCCGGAACTTCAAACGACTATATAATCCCTGACCATAAAAATGGTAGATATGATAAAACATCAGTGCTTGATGTTGAAACTCAAATACTTGATGATTTTCAACCATTAACGTTAAGAGAGAACTTATTTAAGCGTCAAATATGTAAAGTTTGTAAAGAAACAAATAAAAGATTTGACGCTAAAAAACTAAGTTTTAGTTTTTCTTTTTTAGTGGGGGATGAAAACTATGAAAAGGAAATTGGGTGTGAAGGATGTTATTGGTATGATTGTAAAAAATTTAAAGAATCATTAAAATGGAAATAAACAAATTTTATAATGAAGATTGTTTATTAACAATGTCAAAAATGCCAAACGAATTTATTGATGTTGTATTAACATCTCCCCCATATAATATGACAAAAAGAAAAGGAGGATATGCGGATAAACAAAAAAGATATGACACATATTCTGATTGGAAAACCGATGAAGAATATTTAAATTGGTCAGTTAATATATTTAAAAATATAGATAGGGTTTTAAAAAAAAATAAAGTAATACTTTATAATTTTTCATATTCAATAGAAAATCCTGTATTACCGTATTTGTTGGTTTCAAAGATTAATAGTGAAACAAATTTTACAATAGCAGACACAATTATATGGAAAAAATCAAATTCGATTCCCCATCCAGCTTCTTACAATAGATTAAATAGAATTATAGAATTTGTTTTTGTTTTTGTAAGAAAAAATGAAATTAAAACTTTTGATTGTTTTAAAAAAGTTGTAAAAGTCTCTGAAAAGGGTCAAAAATATTATGAGATAGTTGATAATTTTATTTCCGCCAAAAATAACGATGGTAGTAATGATTTAAATAAAGCAACATTTTCAACTGAATTATGTGAAAAGTTATTAAATGTATATTCAGATGAAAACGATTTGGTTTACGATCCTTTTATGGGAACGGGGACTACTGGGGTTGCTTGTAAAAAAATAGATAGAGGTTTTATTGGAAGTGAGATTAGTGAACAACAAGTCAATTTCTCTAATAATAGGATTAGAGAAATATTTTAAGAGATAACCTATTGACTTATTAAATAAATTTACAGATAATTATAAAAACTAAAAACTATGGATGAAAAATATTTTGTGGCAAGAGTAACCATTGATATGGTAGATGCTGAATCAGGAAAATTAAAAAAACAAAAAGAGGAAAAATTGGTTAAGGCTTTTAGTCCGACAGATGTTGAGGCGAAAGTAACAAAACTTTTTGAGTCGTTTACTCAAGATTGGAGAATTACAGCAATTGTTGAAAGTAAAATTGATGAAGTGGTGGAATAATTAATTTTAATTACAATTAATAAAAAGGAGGGAATTATCCCTCCTTTTTTATTTTCCATATATTTATTGTTAATGAAAATTGTAATTACAAAAGAACAATATCAAATTTTACAAGAAGCTTTCAAAAAAAGAGAAGAGGATAAAATCGCGACCGCTATTAGAGAGAGTCTTAAATTAGTTTATCAACCAAAAGGAAAATGGGGAGTGATTAATGAACCTGATAATAATTGTGAAACAGGTGAAGGAGTTATTGGTGTGTACCCTCATTTAGAAGGAATTGATAATTGGTCAATCTTAAATAGATTCGATACAAATAGTTTAGTTAGAAATAGGTTAAAAGAAATTTATACTAAGGACACAAATAATTCTAATTTTAATAATGAAGAATTTATTAAATGGTTATTAGAAAATAAAGAAAAATTATTTGATGGTGAATATACTCAAGAATTAGTTGATTTAAATAAATCAACCGTAGATAAAGGGAATAGAAATGAGCAATTCGCGATTGATGTTTTAAAAACCGAATTCCCTAACTCAAATATTAAAAGATTTTGTTCAGGTGATAAAAGAGATACCAGAATGGGTATGGATATTGCGATAGAATCTGAAGGCGATGTTATGTTCGCGCAAGTTAAATCGTTTGAAAGTGTTAAACATATGTACGAACCTGAAACAGGTAAAGAATTTTATATGGTTAAGGCATATTTTAATCACGAAAAATACTCAGAAACAAATGTTCAGTTTTTCTTCTTTGTTAATTTTGATAAGGGAGAATACGTATTATTTCAAAATATAAAATCCAATATTCAAACTTCAGGAAATCAAAAAACATTATTTTTAGAAAACCCTTTATTAATATCGGATAATTTAGAATTAGGTAGTGAACCTGAAGAGAGAGTATATAGACAAACAAAAAATATTAAAAAACAGAAAAAAGTTAAAGATATATTCAAAACATCTAACAAAAAATTAGATAATTTAATTAAGAAAAGAGAACTTATCGATAAATTAATCGCTAAAGAATTAGAAAATCTTAAAACGAGTCAATAAAAAAAATAGATAGGAAATTATTAAAAATAAGAATTTTTTAATAATCACACATATTTATATTAATAAATTATAACCAAAAACTATGGCAAAAGAAAAATCAGTAGTTGAAGAAGCGATACTTCAAATGAAAAATTTAGAAGAAACAGTCGCTGAAAATGCAAAAGGAATACTTGCGTCTACAATGAAGCAAGAAATCAAAGAACTGGTAAAAGAATCTCTATCCGAACAAGAAGAAGAGGAAGAAGAGGTTGATGATGTTGAAATGGATTCTGAAATTGAAGAACCTGAATCTGATGATGAAGGTGATGAAATGGATGATGATATGGAAACTGATAACGAAGAAGATATGGATTTCCCAGACATGGAAATACCTTCAGATGAAGAAGAACCTATCGACTTAACGGGAAAATCTGACGAAGAAGTTCTTCGTGTATTCCAATTAATGGGTCCTAATGACAATGTTATTGTTACAAAAGACGACTCAGGAAACATCAATCTTAAAGATGGTGAGAAAGAATACATGATTGTGCAAGAATCTGAAGAAGAAGAAGTTATGGATACGGACTCTGATGAAATGATGGAGGAAACAGAAATGGAAATGGAAGAATCTTACAAAGAAGATGAAGAAATGGAAATGGACGAATCTTATTTAGAAGAAGATGAAGAAATCGTTTATGAAATTTCTTTTGACGATGAAGAGGAAGAAGATGAAGAAATGGAAATGGAAGAATCTTACAAAGAAGATGAAGAAATGGAAATGGACGAATCTTTAATGGAATCCAAAATGAAAATAAAAGCAAAAGGTAAGGTTGGTAATGGCCCAAAATTCAAATATTCCTCAAAACCAAACATGACTGGAGGATTTAAAGAAAAAATGAAACAAGGTCCTAAGTCAGTTGGTACAGGTAAAGCTGAATTTGAATACAAAGAAGGTGAAAACATGGATGGAAAAATGAAGAAAGTTACCATCAAAAAAACCGAAACAAAAGAAGCTTCACGTACTTTAGGTGCGGGAAGAAAGTTTGGAAGAAAAGGATTACCCAAACCAAAAGCAGCTCCGAGACACATTCAAGTTGAGTCTACGGATGTTGAAGTTAAACTTCTTAGAGAGAAAAATGAAGAATACAGAAAAGCACTTAACGTATTTAGAAATAAGTTAAATGAAGTGGCAGTTTTCAATTCAAACTTAGCTTACGCTACACGTTTGTTCACAGAACACTCAACTTCAAAACAAGAAAAAATAAATATTTTAAGAAGATTTGATTCTGTTGAATCGTTAAAAGAATCTAAGAGTTTATATCAAACCATTAAAAATGAATTGTCCACAGACAAAGGAAAAAGTATAAATGAGTCAGTTGAAAGAATTATTGAAAGTACGCCTACTACAGGTTCGGCAACAACTTTAATTGAATCAAAAACTTATGAAAATCCTCAGTTCTTGAGAATGAAAGATTTAATGGGAAAAATAAAATAAAAATAAAAAAAATAAAAAACAAAAAAAATGGGAGCATTATTAGAATCAGGTCTTGTTGGTAACATCGGGTTAAAACACCTTAAAGTTATTAAAGAAGATACAATTAACAAATGGGATAAATTAGGATTCCTAGAAGGTCTTAAAGGACATTTAAAAGAGAACGTGGCTCAATTATATGAGAACCAAGCATCTTTCCTAATTAATGAGGCGACATCAGAAGGTTCAAACGGAGCGTTTGAAACAGTTGTGTTTCCAATCGTAAGACGTGTTTTCTCTAAATTATTAGCGAACGACATCGTATCAGTACAAGCTATGAACTTACCTATCGGTAAATTATTCTACTTTGTACCTAAAATTCAAGGTTATAATACCGGTAATGAACACTTTGCACCAGTAGGAGCACCTAATGGAGCTAACGTTGGTGATGGTTACGGTGCTGGTAGTACTTACGGAAATAAAAATCTTTACGATTTATTCTATGAAGGTTCTGAACCAGGATTGAATCCGGCAGGGTTATTTGATTATTCTAAAGGTCAATTCACAGCGGTTACAGCATCAACAAGAGTTCAAGTATGGTCAGGTTCAGAATTAATTGACGAAACTACTGAATTAGATAGTGAAACAGTAAGAAAAGTTATCATCAAAATGTCAGGTTTCTCAAATTCAGGAGCTGGTAAATTAATCGGACCTGATGGTAATGAAATCGATACTGAAACTTTCTTATCTGATTTAGTTATCACTAAAGGCGCTGGTTTAAGTGTTGATGAAGATTCTGCTTGTGAAGTTGCAGATAACACTCCATTATTATTTAGAGTTGTTACACAACAATACGGTAAAGGAATTGTTCAGTACGGTAAAACTACAACTGTTAACTGGGCAGAAGGAAATGGTGGTTCATTTAAAGATATTTGTGACGCTGAAGGTTACATTTATTTAGAAGTTGACTTATCTTGTCCGGCTTGTGTTGGTTGTGGTGCCGATACATTAGATGGTTACACAGGAACAACTATAGTTTCTGCGGCAACAACTACTTCATTCGTTGCAGTATTTAAAAGATACCGTGAATTAGAATTTGAAGATAAAATTGGTGAAGTTTCTTTTGATTTAGATTCAGTTACCGTTTCTGTTACTGAAAGAAAATTAAGAGCACAATGGTCTCCTGAATTAGCACAAGACGTTGCGGCATTCCACAACATCGACGCTGAAGCCGAATTAACGGCATTATTATCTGAACAAGTTGCGGCTGAAATCGACCGTGAAATTTTACGTGATTTACGTAAAGGTGCAGCTTGGTCATTACGTTGGGATTACAACGGATGGAGAAGAGTTACAGGATTATCAACTTCTTATACTCAGAAAGATTGGAATCAAACTTTGATTACTGCAATTAACCAATTGTCAGCTCAAATCCACAAGTCAACTCTTCGTGGTGGTGCTAACTGGATCGTTGTATCAAGTGAGATTTCTGCAATCTTCGATGATTTAGAATACTTCCACGTATCTAACGCATCTCCTGAGCAAGATCAGTATAATATGGGTATTGAAAGAGTAGGTACTTTAGCAGGTCGTTACCAAGTGTATCGTGACCCTTACTTCCCACCAAACACAATTTTGTTGGGTCATAAAGGAACATCGTTACTTGATACTGGTTACATCTACGCACCGTACGTTCCACTTCAATTAACACCTACAATGTATAATCCGTTTAATTTTACACCAATTAAAGGTATTATGACAAGATACGCGAAAAAGATGGTTAACAATCGTTTCTACGCGAAAATAACCGTTGATGGTGTTCGTACGTTTGATTTAAGAGAATTGAGATAATCAATATCTTAATGATATATAAAAGGTCAGAGAAATCTGACCTTTTTTTTTTGGGTTAAAAATAAATGGCTTGATTAATATATTTATATTATATAGATTTATAATATGAATGATATTAATAAAATTATTACATTATATACAACAAATAACTATTCCACTCATAAATTGGGTGAAATGTTTAAAATGGGTCACAAAAAAATAAGCCAAATTTTAAAAGAAAATAATATTGTCATAAGAAAAAAAGGTGGGCAAGTTAAAATAGGTAATAGTAAGGAGATTGAAATTGGAAAAACGATTAGGTATGATTCGAGCGAATATGACTTAATTGCTGTATGTAAAAAAACGGGAGAAATTATAAACGACCCCAATAACCTATCAGGTAAATTAACTAAACATATTATAAGTTTATATGGGGATATTAACATTCCTAAAAATAATTACCAAAGAAAAAAATATGAAAATAAAAATGGTAAAAAATGGTTTGAGGAATTTTTTGATATCGTTAAAAGGGAAAAAGAAAAAAAAAGAAAATGTGGTCTATGTGAATGGTCGACAACTGATTTAGAAAATAAAACCGGGTGTTTTGAGCGACACATTTTAAATTTTCATAATATTAAAATTTCAGATTATTTAGATAAGTTTAAGGATGAAAAAAAACTACATAAGTCTTATTTAGAAAAAGAAAAAAAAGAAATAGAATTTATATCTAAAAAAAATTTTATTAAATGTGAAATATGTGGTGAAAAAATGAAAACAATCACTAATACTCATTTAATGAATAAACATAATATTTCGGTAGAAGAATATAAATTAAAATACCCAAATTCAAAAATTGTATGTGATAGAGTTTCAGAAATTTATACTAAAAACATTAAAGAGATTAATCTAAATCAAAGCCCTACTTGGACATCTAAAGGTGAAAATGAGATTAAAGAATTTATAGAAAATTTAGGTTTAAAAACTGAAAAAGGTAAAAATAGAAAATTACTTGAGGGTAAAGAAATTGATATATTAATCCCTGAAAAGAAAATAGGTATTGAATATAACGGATTGTATTTTCACACCGAAAAAATGGGTAAAAACTCATCATATCATTTAAATAAAACCTTAGAAAGTAATATTAATGGGTATAAACTAATCCAAGTTTTTGAGGATGAATGGATGACTAATAAAGATTTGGTTAAAGAAAAACTAAAACATATTTTAGGTTTTAATAATGGGATTAAAATTGGTGCAAGAGAAACTAAAATTATTAAAATAAATAAGGAACAAAAATCTATTTTTTTAAAAATCAACCATATTCAAGGTAATGATAAATCAAATATATTTTATGGGGCTTTTTATAAAGATATCTTAATTGGGGTTATGACATTTAACTCTAAAAGAAATATGACAAAAAATAACGATGATGAATATGAATTAAGTAGATTTTCTGTTAAGTCGGGATATGTTGTTTCAGGAATGGCATCTAAATTCTTAAAATATTTTATTAACGAATATAAACCTAATAGTATTATTAGTTTTGCCGATAGAAGATGGACTATAGATGGAAATAAAAATTTATATATTAGTTTAGGATTTGAGTTAAATTCAATTTTAAAACCATCATACTACTATTATAATTCTTCCGTATCAAGATATAAAAGATTTCATAAATTTTCATTCGGTAAAAATAATTTAAAGAAGAGACATCCTGACTTAGATTTCACAAAATCTGAAAATGAGTTAACTAAAGAATTGGGTTATGAAAAAATATGGGATTGCGGTTTATTTAAATATAAACTGATTATCAAGTAGTTAATAATTTATTTTTTTAAAATCAAATTATTTTTGTATATTTGTATTATGAGAATATTGATAATTTTATTGTTAATTAGTTTAACACTTAATTCACAGACATTTACTGAAAAAAACTTTAATGTTCACATTTTTAACAAAAAATTATACCAAAAAATTAACGATTATAGGAAAAAGAACAATATCGATACATTAATTTATTCTAATGTTTCTGAAGAATTGGTTTCCAAAATTAATGTTAATAAAATGGTTGAAAAATCATTATGTTATCATCCTGATGTTAATTTTTATGATGGTAGAAAAATTGGTGAATCATTGTTTATTGAGTATTATAAAAAATTGAATTTGAAGAGGGAATATCCAGAATTTGATTCTGTTTGGTACGCCGAAATCTCGGCTTTCACAAGTAAAACATTTAATAATTATGATGAAATGGCTGAGTATTTTTTAAATGGATGGATAAACTCACCAAAACATAAAGAAATTTTAAACACCAACTTTAAATTGTCTCACTCAGGTATTTGTTCGACATATGTTAAGAAAGGTAAAGAAGGTTATTACGCATCGTTTAATTTTATGGGTATGACCGTTATTACCAATAATTAAATCATTTTAAATGATATGAAAAAATTAATTTTAATAATCGGTTTAATTTGTTTAAATTCAATTACTTTGTTAGGGCAAATTAGTAATTTTAAGGTCGAGGTATTCAATGAAAAGTTATATAAAAAAATTAATGAGTATCGTAAAAAAAATAATATTGATACGTTAATTTATTCCAAGGATTCTGAAGAATTAATTTCAAAAGTTAATGTCAATAAAATGGTTAGTAAATCGTTATGTTACCACCCTAATGTTAATTTTTATGATGGTAGGAAAATTGGTGAGTCATTATTTATATATTATTATAAGACATTTAATTTGAAGAGAGAATATCCCGAGGATGACTTTATCACATATGCTGAAATTTCCGCCTTTACGAGTAAAACATTTAATAATTATGATGAAATGGTTGAGTATTTTTTAAATGGATGGATAAATTCACAAAAACATAAGGAAATATTACACACCCCCCTTTATAATGGATTATGTTCATCATTTATAAAAAAAGGTAAAGAAGGGTATTACGTCACCTTTGATTTTATAGATATTAGTGTTTTTACTATACATTAAATCATTTCAAATAATTTGAAACCAATAGTTCAAATGAATTATTTCCTTTTGAATAGCTTCCTGTGTCGGGAGAATATTTTGGAAGATTCATATAGGTTTTAAGTTGTTCCAGTCCGGCCGGATTTTTTTCAAGGTTTTTATTAGTTTCCTTATTATTAATCTCTAACGAAATTCTACCTATTTTACCACCCTCCCAATAAAAATTCCATCTAATCGCGGGATATACTTCAGTCGAAAATTGTTTTTTCTTTTTTGCCAAATCGGTTGATAGTATATCGTTATATTTTATTTCGTAAATCGCGATATAATTCCCATAGTTTTTATCGGGTGTTTGGAATTTACCGGTACCGTCTTTACATCTTAATGGGGTTACATTTGACGAAAGTTGTCCAGCGCCATTTTTTGAATTACAAAAATAACTACCTTGAACAATATATTTTGGGTCAAATCTAGGTTCAAATGTTTCCTTAACATCAGTTTTTATGTAATTAAAAGTTAAATTAACCGATATAAATTGACCTGGCCTTAAATTTGCCGGTCTATTTGGGGAATTGTCAGTAAATCCACTCGTATTGATAACTACAGATGAGGTTACCTTTGGGACTGAATCATCGACAGAAACTCCAATACTCTTTAAATAAGTTGTTAATTGTGGTAAAAATATGTCAGCTCTTTGTTTTGCCAAATTTAAATTATTTCTGTAACCATTATCATTTGGTGTTTTTGGATTTTTTGTGGTTCTATCATTTTCTAAATCATACCCTGTCGCCTTATTTCCCCAACTATTACTGGCCGAACCCATAACCGATATGTTGGTTAATTTTATATTTTTATCTTCTAACATTTTTTTTGATTCAGGGTTAGAATTTATTGATGTTAAAATTCCTTCAGTAAATGATTTATAAGATTCCGGTGTTAATGTATTTGAACCTGTCGAATAAACAACATCTTGAGAATAAGGTATTGATATGGATTGGGTTGTTGTTTCTGTTGTTTTTGTACCCCCTTCAACCCCCTGTTTCGTTACGGTTGTTGTTTTTTGTTCGGAAATAACCTTACCCTTTTCATAATTGAAAAGGTATTTCATTCTGTTTAATTCATTAATAATATTCATATGTAATAAATATACTCTATTTATATATTGTCATAACACATTTATTACAGAATTTTAAATTCTTATTGTTTACAGATTTTTTGTTCATAATACAATACTCGTTTTCGCAATGACTCAACCCATATAAATGACCAACTTCGTGAATAATACCAATTTTTAAATCTTCCCAAGGATGAGAACCATCAATCATAATTGATAAGAAATTTTTAATTGTAGCACCTAATGCCTGACTTTCATAGTTTCCGTCAATCATTGGATAGTTTGTTATGTATAGAGTCGGAATACTATTATATACGGTTTGTTCAAATTTATCTAAATTTATAACATTCTCAGCGTTAAAAAATAAGTTTTCAACATTAAATGTGTCATTCGATATTGTGGTTTCAAATCCAAAATATTCTGTTAATAAATCTTTTGTTTTTTGTAATGTTAATGAATCAAATTTATTAAGACCAATAATTCTCATTTTAACTGACGAATCTTTAACAATTTCACCATATTCTTGTGAATACGAATTAATAAATGTTAATAAAAATGTTATGGTTATGATTAACTTTTTCATAATACAAATATAGTGATTTTATTTAAACTGACCTATTTTTTTACTAAAAAAAACATATTTATAACTATATGAAACTCAAACAATTAATTAGAGAACATTTATTATTAGAAAAAAGAATAGGTCAGTTGGTAGATACTCTTGAAGTAACTATGTCCTTCGATTTAATCAAACATATGGGTCATGCAGAACAAAGGTCTATGGGTATTGGTAGGGAAAAAATTGAGGACTACGATATGAGACCTGTAACCAATATGGAAATCAGATACTTCATCGACCTTTTTAAAAGAGATATTGCGGAAAAAATATTAACAGGGGAAATTAAAAATGAAGAACCTTTTGTTATTAGAAGTTCATCAAAAGGTTTGGCAATTCCTCTTAAACCAATTCATAACGCAGGGACTAATTGGAAATTGGTCGTTTTAACCGTTTGGAGGGAAAGTAATATTCACAAATTAAAAACATTTGAAGGTCAAGTAATCATTGAGAAATAAAAAAGGGGACAATCGTCCCCTTTGGTTTTGAAATTTTTGTCTGAGCTTGTGATCTAATCGGTTATCCGCGTAATGAACAAAGGTACCTTCAAATTATTCCATCTTAACGATTGAGGTTTACCACACCTTGAGTTGATCGTCACTCATTCCGCCGAGTTGTTAGGGTAATCTCGGTTCAACCCTTTTTCATTATACAAATATACAAACTTTTTTTGATTATTCCTAATCTTCAATAAAATAAATTTGAATGTTAATATAAGTATTTTTTCCCATATTAAGATTTGTATTTGTCATAATAAGATAATTTTTTAATTCAAATTCAAATTCTTTGTGATTAAATTTAACATCAGAACAATGTTCAAATGAGTAGTTTGACAAATGAAAATCATCCATTTGGTCGTAACAAGTTCTGTCAATATGTTTTGATATAAAATCATCGCCAAGGGTTATTGTAACATCCACCTGAAGATGAGAAAAATCTTCTCTATATCTTGTAACATATATATTTTCAAAAAACGGATATTGTTTTTTTAAAATGATGTTTAATGTCTTTTCGTATCTTTCTTTTTCTGTCATTTTTTTATAAATATCGGATATTTATATATAAAACTATTTTAATATGAAAAATTTATTTATAATAAACGAAGATGAGAGAAAAAGAATTTTAGGTCTTCACGAAAATGCGACTAAAAAACAATATTTAGGTGAAGCCAAAATAACTGGCGACCAATATAGTGGAAGAAATATTAAATTTGATTCTGAAGATCCGATCACCCAAAGTATTTTTAATCTTGTTCACAATGTATCTGATATTGATGAGACTAAATTAGTTAAGGAAATTCTTAAAATAAAAGACAAAAATACATTTGTTAAAATTAATAACGAATTAAAGAATGTTTTTAAAATGATGGGGTCTAAATATACTGGTTTGGATAGTGTAATTGCAGATGCGATGGATTATGATTACGACCAATATGATACGTATAAAGTATTAGAACCTCGCCTAAAAAAAATAGGAATTAATACAGATAGATTGGGGTATGACGACTACGTTTTCAAAAATCTACCAACTAATACAAGTGGAGTTGCGAATCCTGATCAAACTAAAAAAACGCCTGAAGAAGTTACTAAAAATTTTAATTACATTTTTAGCACAAAATATCCTTGTGTGATGGGTGGTAAAGAAACAAAATACACATCAGGTAATGGCGGATTTTATTATCAAATTGGTGATATCGCATATTATGTGAATGGTGAGTATAAAAATACCGTAAAAGGGACAAAAGGAACTTTCAAATGTAATGGTAAACAAATTTCATTGGACGGTAAAACAGCGGCAAACCCCGATGTAACTCCAAAACAAAGAGTTGTTCCAGAAACAAGTGAAGATTTATTACAAGGTAAAGGTTATTTGACATTGAATGATTCTAATAGTTTAGTTAAACAAGTTCAAAATAATTTAATTTCTGCCGATGAATCTGTTACTCCAACAGGGACTTTTGATAAAGCAACGTATGACGCCGTTAAATCATTCCAAAGTAAAAATGGACTTAAATCAGATGGTATTGTAGGTAAAAAAACTTGGTCAATTTTATCAAACGTAAAACCTGAAACTATGGCACCTAAAGAAATTGATAGAATTTCTTAAATTAATATAAAAATATAAATTTAAAGAAGATAATCTTATTGGTTATCTTCTTTTGTTTTGGATAAAACCCTTATAGATTTAGAAATAATTTCTGTTTCTCCAATTGAAAATGCTCCTGAATGATAGGCATGTTTTACCGCTTGTATGAGTATGTATTTTGAAAACTCTTCATTCATATTCTCATATAATGTTTCAAAATGGTCTTCACTTAATAAGGGTATTGAATTAAATAACTTTCCGTAGACTTTTTCTTCTTCCATTTTATATAGTTTGTTATATTTATAATAATAAGAACTTTTTATTTAAATGTTAAGAGATTTAATAAAACAAATATTGAGAGAAGCGACATCTGATAGTACAGGTGCGAGAGGATCGTATGTACTTCCATTACAACCTGGTTTAAGAAAATTTAAAAAAAATGAATTAAAACCTTTTACCGAAGAATTATCTGAAATAGATAACGCCGAAAAATATTGGGATAGTTTGGATGGTGATTTAACAAAAACAAAAAATAAAAGATTATCTGAAACCGATATTGATAGAATAGTTAAAAATATTTTAGAATCGGATTCTTCCGTGTCTGCCGGTGAATATAGTGGTCCTATAGAGTTAGGTATAAAAAAGTGGTCTAAAAGTGAATTAGGACCTTTTTATGAGTTTGTTGATACAGAACACAATCATAAGAAGGTTAAGAGTACCACTAAGAATAATATAGAAAGAGAAGTGGGAATGTGGGAAAAAGGTAAAGATGGTACTTATGATATTGATACCCACCCTGTTCATACCATAAAAGAAGATTTAGCCGTTTGGTTTGGTACTAAAAAGAAACCTAAAGGTAGTTCACAACCTAAAGGTCCTTGGGTTAATATATGTAAAAAGGTTGATGGTAAACATCCACCTTGTGGTAGACCTGAAGCAACTGATAAATCGTATCCTAAATGTAGGGCAGCTGGTGTGGCAGGTAAAATGTCAGATTCTCAAAAGAGAGCGGCGTGTAATCAAAAAAGAAGGGCTGAAAAATCAAACCCTAAACCAGGTACAGGAAACAAACCTAAAATGGTAAGTTACAAACCTAGAAAGAAATAATTATAAACTATCTTTCTTTGTTTCCTCTACTCTAACTTCTTCTTTTACTTCAGTTTTTTTTGGTTTTTTTTCATTAACACGAATTGTGTCATAAAAAATTTTTTTAACTTTAACGGTATCATATACCACTTTTTTATCAACACTGGTGTAATCTTTATCTTTTTTAGGACCTATTATACTGAGTGTCGACATTAAAATTATAAGCAAAATAGGTGTACCAATTAATGTTAATCCTGTTAAGAATATCTTATCAAATTTGTTCATTTGTGATGTTTTTAAAAATGTTACTTAATGAATGTTTTACGTTAGACCTGATTTCGTCTTCCATTTTCTTTCTACGAGTTTCTACCTCATTATCAAATGAATTGTATAACCTATCACTTGTTTTAGGTGTTAGTTCGATTGTATAACTATAATTGTGATTTACGATGGTGATGACTCTTTTATCCATAATAATAAAGATTTGGTCATCATAACTCTTAATATACCTTTTTCCTGAGATTGGGGAAATTAGTAATTTTGTGGATTCCTTGTTAATCAGGTTCTTACAAATGCCGATACATTCATACTCATACTCTGATTTAACATACTCTTCTTTGGGGGTTGTTTTTTTTATGAAGGTAATCCCTACTTTTTGGAAGAACCTCTTTATTTTGTGTTTCATAATACAAAGATACAACTTTTTTTAGAAACTACAAAAAAAAATTAAATTATTTTTTCTTCCATTTACCACCCTTTTCTTTATATCTTTTTGCGGCGGCACCATTACAATAAGCACTTGGACATACTTTGTATCTTGATTTAGCCCAAGATAAGCATTGAGACCATAATTTCGGGTTTGTTGGTACATTTTTTTTCTTTTTACCTTCTTCCATCATTTCGGGTTCAGAAGGAACCATAACCTCATCTTCCATTTTATGATAACGTTTTGTTTCATTCATAATGAAGTCAAAAACTTGGTCAAGGTTATTTTTGGATTCTGCTATGTGATCTTGAGCCCAATCGTGACCATTTTCCAATAACTCAGTAACTTCATTTTTATCCAAATTTAATAACAATTCACATTGTCTTTTCATTTGTTCTAAATTTGAAAAGAACATATATCGAGATGAATCATCATCGTGAGTCTCATTTAGAACTCTTTGAACTATCTTAGTTAAGTCCGATTCTTTTAGTTTAATGACTCTCATTATTCTTCGTCTTTTAACATAGTTTTATCCAACATATTTAAATCCAATAAACGTTTGGTTAAAGTTTTTCTACCTAACTTCCTTAAATATCTAATAACAATAGGAGGAACATCGTCAGAATACTTTCCAAATAAAGTCGCAATTTCATCTTCTTTTGGTGTTGATTCATAATCCGCTCTTGATCTTGACGATCTAATACCTCTAGGTCCTTTCTCATAAGGAGTTTCATCTTCACTTTCTTTGATTACTCTTTTTACGATTTGTTCTAAATCTGATTCAGTAAGTTTAACAATTTTTTTCATATTAATTTAATGTTTGTTTTGACAATGTTTCTATTTTATTTATTTCTTGAGTATAATAATCGAAGTAATTGATAGCATCATCAATATGATTTATTAAGTCGAATTTTTTTTGTGCCGACATTTTAGAAGCCGAAATATTATTTTTTAAAGTGTTTAAATCTAACATTATTTTATGGTTAGGTTCATCTAATTTTTTTAATTTCGATAATAATCTTTGTAGGTTACTAAGATGTTTAAAATAAGAATAACCTTCACCTCTAGTAAATCCCTTAACACCTTGATAAATATCTTTAACACCCCCAAATAAATCTTCATTTAAATTTGGGTTATTAACTTCATTTACCAATTTTTGTAATTGTTTTTCCGTTATTTTAACTGACGTTTTCATATTAATAAATATATTATTTTAAGAGTTTAATCCGTTAGGACCTCCTAAAGTTATTGCGTTTAATTGAGTTATAGGTTTTCCGTATCCGTCAGTCCAAACAGGATGAGGAGGAACTATTTCGGTGAAAGTTCCGGTAGTACAAGTCTCAACACATACTATGGTTTCGGTATTTGCACTTTTTGGTAGGTTAATTAAACAATTAAAACAAACATCAAAAGATTCTGATAATGTTATTGATGAATAACTTCCAGAGTCTCCGGTTAAAATTGTGAAACAAGATGTAATAGGAATCCCTCCATCGGTAATCTCTAATTGGTAAACACCATTAATTGTTAGAGAATCATCAACAATTGTTGATGAGGAATATTCAAAATTAGTATCACAATCTTTATAAATGTAGTAAGATGCCATAGTTTTTTATATTATAAATATCTAATTTATTTGTAATTTTATTTTAAATTATTTATATTTTTATTCGCCTACCCATCTTGCTTGGAACCAAGACCTTGACGCGAATTGACTTCTTGAATTTGATGCTCCACCAACATTTACAATGTTTATGAAATCAGTTGATCCGTTTAGATATACAATTTTTGTTATTGTTTGAGCCACCGAGTTAAAAGAACCCGCGGCAGCAACAATTACATTATTTTTCTTAATTGCCATACTCGCTTCAGTATTTCTATAAACATCATACGACGCAGTAATTTCCCAATAACCTACCTTTTGCGGTGTAAATGTATAATTAGATGTATTAAACCAACTACTTGATACATTAACCGAATTACTTACAATACTATATCTACAAGGATCTTCAGTAAATGAACCCGGTAAGTTATAAGTTATATCCTCAGTTGTTGCTTCAAGTAAATAAAGAGTTGGTACAAGATTTGTGGATACACTATTCCCTAAAGTAGTCAAATCAAAATACCCACCTCTAGCATTACCACCCTGCTCAAAGATTCTTAATCTATTTTGATAAACATCAATTGTTATACCATCGCCCGAAAGTGACGTGTTGGTTGCCGCTTTCCCTAATAAAATCTCACCTCCTTCATCCCCTGATTGAAACAAAAGACTTAATTTAGCACCATCAAAAGTAATAAGTGATTCTGCGTTTAATTCGCCAACGTTTCCTGTTGCCGTAATTATTCTGTTGTTTACATTATTTAATATAGTCACTCCAGAATCAGTCCCACCTGTATAAGCGGTTGTTTGTATGGTGTCATCAGGAAAAGTTAGACCTGTCGAAGAAAAACTCCAGGCAGTTCCGATTCCATCGGAGAAGTTAATGTCAACATCTGTTTCGTTTGCAACAACGGCAGTTCCAGGTGCCGTTGGCCCACTACTTATAGAAGTTGGGATTGGTAAATTTGAATAAGTGTTAGCAGAAATTGTATCTGTAATAATTGTTGTTGAATTTATTTCAGATATTGTTTGTCCTGATAAATTATTTACTATGTATTTTGTTATTGACATTTTTATTCATTTATATTTTTTATTGTTAATACATCTGATTCGTCATAGTATGATAACCTATTTGTTAATGATGAATTTTTAAAAATCTGACAAGTGTATAATTCATAAACAGATGGTGTTTGACTAACACCCGTAACGGTAACAATAACACCATTAGAATAAACTGAATCTACCGTTATCGATATATCTTCCGTACCACCAAATACAGATCCGGTTATTGTTAATATTTCTCCAACTGTATATCCAGTACCACCCTGATTTAATACTACACTATCAACTAATCCGTCAACAACCTCAACATTAAATGTTGCGTTTTCACCACCAGTCCCTTGTGCAAATATATTAGGGTATGAACCTGTGACACCTGTTACACTACTCACAAACCAATTATTAGGTATAACATTCCAAGAAATACCATCTAAACTATATAGTAAAATTACAATGTCACCACCACTTCTTTCTTGCATTCTAACTTTGATAGGATATGTTCCACCTGTTAATGTTATAGGATACTGATTTCCGCTCGGAAGATTTCCACTATCACCATGCGCCCCATACCAATCAGCAACTTTAATTCCATTAATGAATGCGTCTGAACCATCATCACTACTTAATCCAAAATAGTATGTATTGTTGGAAGGAATGTTTATAATACCTTCAATTACCATTCCATAGTCACTTTGATCAACACCTGTTTGTGTTGAATATGAAACGCCCTGAATATTAGGAGAATTGTATGTATCAAAAAGAGGACTATTATTTATTAGATAATCCATTTCTGTTTCATTACTTGGGTAAGTATATGTTGAATCGGCAGGTTTATAAATTTTAACACTTAGTTTGTTATTAATTGAAAACCCATTTATAGTGCCCGAAGAACCGCCAATTTCAGTTCCTGGTATTGTTATTGTATCACCTACTTGGTATAACTTACCTGATGTATTACCACTGACACCTATTACAGTATTCCCCGAAACTTCAACATCAAAAGACGCATTAATACCGTTACCGTTTGTTGTTCCGGTTAAATTAGTGTAAATACCATCGGTTGCTCCAGTACCTAAAGCATTATATGTAAACGCAGTTATAATACCGTAATTTGTTGTAAAATCAACATTATTTACATATGTGTCAACGATATTCCATTGGAAGAATTCCCCAATTGTGTTATTGTAAAAGTTATCAGGAATTGTATTATTGTAGAAGTATTCACCAATAATATTATTATAAAAATAATTCCCGATCCTATTACCTTGATTAGATGAACCACCAAATCCAAAATCAGGTGCAATAGTATTGTTACTAAATAAATTTCCAATTTGGTTATATGAGAACTTATCACCAACCGTATTATTATTAAAATCGTCTCCAATTACATTATATTGAAGATCTCCTAGTACGACATTTTGGTTAAAATTATTACCAATCTTATTTCCACTAAAATCATATGACCCAATAGTTAAATTGGTCCCGATAGTATTATTTTCAAAAACGAATTCAATATTATTTTCGTAGAAATCTGAATATATGGTATTACCATTATATCCGTTCCCGATTAAATTACGATAAAATTGTGAATAACTTTCATTGTTATTATATCCATTACCAATATCGTTATTATAGAAGTTATCATAAATTTTATTATCATTAAACTGATTTCCTATTTCATTATTTTGAAAATCATTATTAGTCCAAACATTATTATTAAAATTATTTCCAATATTGTTTCTATAAAAATCACTACCTAGTAAAGTGTTACCATAAAAATCACTACCAATTCTATTATTATAGAAATTTGATGTGATGTAATTGTTCCTAAAATTTTCCCCAATTATGTTACCGTCAAAGTCATCATTTGTTGAGTTGTTATAAAAACTATCACCTATTTGATTATTATCACAATCATCGTTAAATGTGTTATTATAAGAACCGTTACCAATGGTGTTGTTTCTAAATGAACCATTTAATAATACATTATTTGCAAGTAAAAAATCTCCAGTACCAAATTCTAAATGTAAATTAGAATAGTTACCAATATAGTTATTAACCGCGCCACCATCATCAATAGCATCACCAAATGTTGTGTATTCGTAAACTTGATTTTGTCTTATATTAGGTTGATAATAACTCATTATACCATCATCATTTCCAAAATAATAAGGTGAATCTGTAGTTTCATTTATTGTTACACCTGATATAATTGCTATAGAATCACTAGTAACTGATATAACTTCGAAAAACGCAGGATTTAAATTTGGTATTGCAATAATTGACTCACTTGAGATATTAGAATTAAATGTAGTACCTGTGTTACCGTATAATACACCTGTAGTTCCTGTAATGCCACTTATTCCTATAAGTCCCGCTAGTGGATTATTTTCATCATATGAATATCCACGATATCTCTTAAATAAAATACTTCTATGGTCATAATCAGTTCTATTGTTAAAGTTATCAATTCTTTCAGTGATTCTACCTTTCGCAGGACTACTCGTGATTTCAGTAGTATTCCAAGTTATATCGTATGTTATTTTATCATTAGGGTATAATGCGGAATATATGGTAGGCGAAAAATCTGTTGTAGATATCGCCAATAATAATATAGGCTCTGTTGTTCCTGTTTTATAATTACCTGTAGTAATAGGGTTTTTGGTATTATCGTAGTTTGGTTGGTCATAACACGTTTGGAAATCTGTTATTAAATAATAAGAACCTTCAGTTAAACTTGATGAACCAATTAAACTGGTTAATTCTGAATACGTAACTTCGGTAACTCCACTCGAGCCTGAAGACCCGCTTAGTATATAAGTTTTAAGGTCGTTTAATGTTGTATGTTTTGTTTCTCCCAAAACACCTAAATAACTTACGTTTACAAATAAGTCACCAGGAGTATATCCTGTGTAACCAACGTAAGGTAAATCTGAAATTCTAATATCTTCCATTTTTATCCATTTAATCCATTACCTCCAATTAAAACAGCGTCTTTTAATAGTACTTCAATACCATAAGAATTTGTCCAAGTTGGTTTTGGTGGGTTTATTTTAACTAAAGTATAAATAGTGGTACTATCCCCAATATAATATCGAGTATCTTGAGTAATTATTGGTTTATAATTCTCAGTAACCAATCTAAAAACTGATTTTTTGATACAAGTTGTACATATTACACCTGTTTGATCACTCATTATTTATAGTTAACTATTTGAAATTTTATTTGTTTTTTATAGATACTTATTTCACCCGAACTTTCCACTTTAATATCAATATAATATTCGTTTGGAATTTTGTCCCTAGTGTCAAAGATAAAATAATACTCGTTTGGAGTTCTATTTATTTGAGTCCAATCTTGAACTTGAACTTCCGTTTGACCTTCTCTAACATAAATTCTATATTCGGCATGAACTTTATTTAATAATTTGTTTGTTGTGTAGGCCTGTTTAATTATAACACCAACTTTTCTAATATCGGTATTGAAAATTTTCTCGTCTTGTTTAATACCATAAAAATCAAATCCATAAAGTTTTGGTTCTACTGAATTAGTTCCAATCTGTAATGAACTTTTCAATGGTAATAATGTAAATTCGTTAAAAATATCCGGTAAAGAAAAACCATTTAATGTTATATTAGTCCATTTATCTGTAAATGTGCAAGGAGTTTTATAACCTAATAATGGTGGTATTGTAACTTCATAAACACCTTTTGTTCTCCTACAACTTGTTAAACCTGTTAAACCCGCAATAGGTTCACCTGAATTATCCAGTATGTTAACTTCGGGAGTATAATCCAAATTAACAGGAATTCCATTATCGTAAACATATAGATATAATTTATTTACTTTACCTAAAGTAAAAAGATTTCTGTCATCATCGATTAAATCGTTATAAATTGTTTCAAGAAAAGGTTCGTAAAATGTTTGTGTATGTCTTGTAAAAAATTGAACTTCGTAAGATTCACTTAATCCTGATAAATTTTCTAATTGAGGTTTAAAAGCAATTACCCAACCTGAAACATTATCTAATGTACCATCAAGAACCTGATTGATTTCATTTGTCATATCAAATTCAATATTTTCATTACCAAATTCAAAATGTTGCTCTGCAATTTTTGTTAACGCGCTATAAGGATAAAACCCTTCGTTATTATTGTTATATAATCCAGGTTCATCCCAAACTCCAATAGTTGTCGTTTGATACCAATTTGACGGTCTATCGGAAAAATTTTTATCCGAATCGGAAATTGTGTATTGTAAATCGGCGAAATCATACCCAACACCCTCATCCCAAATTTGGGGTGTGTCAGGGTTGTAATCAATAAAAGGTATTCTAAATAATTCTAAATCAAACGAGGTTGCTCTTTTCCTTCCTTGCGAAGTTGAGGTATTTAAGAATTCTAAATCAAATGTTGATGTATTAGTCATTCTTAAAATGTGTTTCATATTATTAACACAATCATTTGAAATAGTTCCGTCAATTACTTTATTTTTTAATAAAGTTAAATCTAAATTAAAGATGAATCTACTAAAACCAGTAGGATACTGAGTCGAAATAGGTGTTCCAAAAAATAGTTCGGTGACAGGGTTTCTACCTGTATTAGTAAAACTATTTGATATTAATGTATTATTTTTACTAAAGTAAGAATTATTAATTGACATTATAAAGTTGTTTAACTTATAAATATCAATTAATTCGGATATTTTGATTTAGAATTGTATTTTCTGCATTAGATAATAATTCCTCGATTGTTTGAATCGTAACTCCACTACCCTCACTTTGTTTACAAGGAGACATAAATGCTATTGGGTGTACGTGGTCTCGTAAAAATACAAACATAATTCTAATTAAAGATAATAATTCTTCCCCTCTTACAGATGAATATGTTAAATTTTGAATACTATTTTCGTTACCCACAAATTTATCTTGAGGGATACCATATAAAGTTTCATTTAAATTTATCCCTCCTTTAGGTCCTATAGAATCTTGAGATAATAAATATAATTTTTGAGCACCCATAACTCCATAACTTGTTGGTGTTGGAGTATATTTTGACGGAGTTATTTCAGTTGTTTTTATTTCTTTTTGAGGTCCAAAAATAGGTTTATCCTTATTTAACCCTGAAACAATAAAAAAACCTTTTTGTTTATTTAAAGATATTTCGGTTGAGAATTTTGAAAAATTGGCAAATTCTTTAGTATCTACCGACAAATCTGTTAAATTAAATTTACTACCTTTCAAATAAGTTATTTTGTTTGGAGTTACCAAAAATGGGAATTGATCGGTTATTTCATAAGTTAAGGGCGAGCTATATCCCGGTAGTCCAGGTAAATTAATCTTATTCTTTAAAACACCATAAATATATAAATTTATCAGATTTACCGTATCAACAAATGACGAACCACTAAATGATGCCAAACTTTCATTAATTATTTTATAGTCAATTCCTTCATTATATTTTGTGATTGTCTGTCTGTCGGCGGTCGTTGTTGTTATTTGACTATTTATCACATCATATAAAGCGATTTGTCCCGTAAAGGAGTCTTGGTCGTTTTCTAAATTGATTATTGTCCAAATAACCATCTTCTTAATTTCTTGCGACTTTTCTTTTGTGGATATTATAGTTTCCGTATTACCCTCTTCTTTTTTAGTGTCAAAATGTGATAGCTGAATAAATGACCTATTAATATTTGATGTTGGGGTTAATGTAGTATCTAATTCTCCGTTGTATTTACCTGATCTAAGTAGTACTTCATTTTTTTTAACAATAACATCAGAATTACCTCGACCTAATAATGAATTATCTCCGGGGTCAGGAAAAATACCGGCACTACTACCTGTGTAAACCACTATGTTAGGTAAAGAAAATTGAGTTCCTTGAGCCAATAATGATTTAGCGTTTTGATAGTTTTCTTTTTTAATATTTCTTACATCAGTTAAAACATTAGAAATGTAAAATTGATTTTTAAATTTATAATTTTTATCGTAATAAATTACATTAACGTATTCGTCTTTTAAAGGTATAGGATTAATTGTGTAGGGTAATAGGGGTAGAAATAATTTTGGGTCATCGACATCCCATTCTCTATATTCTGGTTTCGCAGCATTAATCGCACTTTCAACCATACCCTCAATCTCAATTCTTAATCTACCTAACTTTCTTGGGTCATCGTTACTAATAACTTTACCCGGAAACAAAACTTGAGTTATTTGTTTTTCTTGAATGTATTGGTCAACAACTTCCCTAATTAAAGAGTTATCCGGTTTATTCATTAGTCTTAGTCCTTTCTTCGTATTCTTTAAGAATTAAATTATAAGTGTTTTCTAATTTATCTAAATGATTTGTCATTCTGATTAAATTTGATTTGGTTTCCTCAAAATCCTCTTTTATAAAGTCTAACGCAAATATTAAATCTTTGTTATTAGATGATTTATAATCTTTAACAATTTTTAAAACTTTTTCTGCCTGTTCTTTTTTTGTCATAATTAAAACTTTTTACCTGATGTCGTTAAGGGAAAGGTAACTAATGTTGGTGCAACAATTAATGATGGTATTGGTATATCTGTTCTACCGTTTTCCGCTTCTTCACTTGCCATAGCCTTCATCTGTCCAAAACGAGACAATAAATCTAAATTAGGACTACCATCAGGTAAAGTCCCTGTTGGAATTCCCAAACTTTGAAATTCGTCTATCATCCCTATAAATGCTCTTGTCTCGGAATACCCATCTAAAAATTTTGAAAGTATTAATAATGGTAATGGAACTCCGTTCGGATTATTTGGTATTAATTTTAATAAGGATAAAATATCATCTATAACACTTTTACACTTTCTCCAGTCCTGAATTAGGTTAGCAACAACTATTAATATCTCGGTTAATTTAGCAATCATTTTGAGTTTTTTATTGTTACTTTCTTTAAGAATATCCGAAATAACTTGTTGAACTAGTACTTTAATATCTTTTTTAATTAATTCAAATAATTCCTCAATAAAAAGTGCTCCTACCTTAGAGACCAAATTAACAACTAATCCGTAGAATTGTCTTGTGAATTGTACAAATGAATCAATGATGTCCACAATATCATTACCCAAACCTTTAAATGCGATATAAATAGGTAGTAACACTTTAGGAGATAATAACGAAACTATTAGTCCTTGGGACATAAGTTTTACAAAATTAACATTTAAAGTTGCCTGTATATCGAACCCATTAAATTGTGGGTCATTGTTTACTTGATTAGTTAGATTATCGGCCTCGTCAATTAAATTATTACCCTCAACAAATACTAAATTATTTAAGGAATTTATAATTGCATTTGAGTCAACAGGAATATCCACATAGTCACATTCCAAAAATTTAACAACACCATTTCTTATATTCGCAACTCTTTCCTCAATTGTGGATAAATCATTATCCGTAAATTCAAAAAACGAATCGTCAGCCCCATCCAACTCACTAACTTTAGCGTTCCCACTAACATTTATTTCTTTATCTTCATCAAAACATAAACCTAAAATTCTTTGTAATATTATTTGGAATTTTGTCATATCTTCAATTTGAAACTGCCCCGCACCAATACTGATAGAAATCATTCCGGTAAGTTGTTCCATAATTGACGCAACAATATTCTCAAATTCAACAACTTTAATAGTTTTGAAATAATCTAATAAAAACTCAGAAATTAAAAACCTACCTCCTCTATTTCTAATATCTACTTTATACCACCCTCCACCTTCTCCTGTAACTGGATGCGATTCTAAAAATGTTATATCGAATAATGGTTGATTTGATTTACCTAAATAATCAGTCCCGTATTGTGAATTAAAACTAACACCAGGAAATTGTATTCTGTTATATAACTCTTTATTAGTTGAGTTTGGTCTGTCGTTAGGGGCTAATGTTCTTTTTTCATATAAACATTTACCCTCAATATCGTTAGGGTCTATTTTTAATAAATCGGATAAATCGATAGATTTAACTTTAATATAAACGGTAGTGTTTTGATTGAACGCTTGTTGCTGATCACAACCAACCACCTTAAAAATTTCTTTATATAGAATATCTAAAACTTTAGGTTCAATATTATTTAAAGCCTTTAAAAAAGTTCTCTTAATATAATTGTATGTATTACCACCATTTTCATTTGTTAGTGTTAATACTTCTAATAAATGTTCAAATTGAGTTTTAAGATTTTTTTTAAATTTTTTTGACTTTTGAGTTATGTCATCGGCGTTTTTTTTTGTATTTGAAAGTTTTTTGTTTGTTTTAACCTTACTTTCCTCAAAAGAATTGACCGCCTTTTTTTTAAGTTTAGAATACTGATTCTGTAAATCTTTATAATTTTTTATAGATTTAACCTTATCCTTAGCCTTTTTATAATCATTTTCTAAATCTAAAGACATTATTTTTTCATTTTAAAAGGTGTATTGTTATCAACGTCTTTGTTAATTAACTCTGATAATATGTTATCGTCAACATCTAAATCAGATAGAGAAAACGATTCTTGGGTTGAATTCGTTTTCTCCCAAATACTGGATTGTAGTTTAGAAAGTGCCAATTTTTTATCGACACAATCATTCACTATTTTTTGTTGTTTCTCGATTACAGGGCCTATTAGGGTCATATCTTCAGGTTCTTTCATCATCGCCAACATTTTATTTTGAATCCTAATGGCGGTAGTTCTTTGTTCTACCAATTCATTATAAATCTCTTGCATTAGAGATAAAATAGATTCTTTAGTTAAATTTATTTCTTTTTTTGGAGGTCTTCCCATAATGTATAAATATTATTTTACCATATTTTGAATTAGGTTCTCATATATTATTTTATATTTTTTCATTGAATTCCTAATTTCTTTGGTACTTAGATTAGTCATTTCTCTTATTGATAATAAAATAATATTTTTATTAAATTTATTATTATCATTACCGATAAAAATATCATCATAATCTTCAAATATATCATATAACGCCTTACCCAATTTAACTTCATTTTCGGTTAAATCTTTTTTAATCAAAAATAAATCAAGTTCCTTTAAAAAATTTTTAATTACTAATTCAGAGTCCATATGTTCCCTATCTATAGTATATGAGAATTCTTCATTGTTTTCTAAATCAGATGAAATGTCTTCGTAAGATATTTTACGATTAGTTTCTTTTTGGTCTTTTATTATTTGACCCATAAGGTAATTCTTACATATCGTACCAAAATAAGAATACGCTTTTTTCTCTTTTGACGGTTTAAACTTCTCAAGTTTTGTCATAAGGAAGGAGTGAGTATCTATATGGATTTCATAAAAATCCATATCTTTTCTATATAATTTATATCTTCTAATAATTGAAGATATCATTTTGTCTAAAGGTTTTCTTAAAAACTCATTATATATTTTATTTCTATCCTCTAAGGAAGTGGCCTCTAAGAATCTTATAACGGCCATTTCCTCTCGGACATCAAAATAATTAGTTTGAGTTGGTTTTCGACCTTTCTTCTTAACTTCGAAACCAGTTTCTAATATTTGTGGAGTATTTTCTGACATTAAACTTCACTAGGTTCGTATTTTATGGCTCTATCATTAATAAAGAAATATTCTTTTTTTGCCGAGTCAATCCAAAATTTAACCTCACTATCAGTCAAAATATTGTCACCATTTTTGTAGTTCCAGAATATAGAACCTTCTCTTAAATTAGTATGTTTGTATCCAATTCTTGGTATTGTCAAAAATTTAACAGAATTATGAGTCATTCTTAGAAAGAACTCATAACCAAATGTTAATTTAAATGAAGGTTTAAAAAGTCCAAAATCAACGAAAGACGATTTTTTAATAACCATTCCTGATGTTTGGAAGTTTTGATAATTTTGTAATGTTTCGTTTGTTAATAAACCCATTTCAGAAGAAATGTTAAGTGCAAATGTCGCCTCATTTGTAAATCCTGCAAATGATTCTTTATTATCTGTATCAATAACAATCGGTAAAAACGCGTCAACATCAGGGTAAGATTCTGAAAACTTTTTAACGTTTTTGAACCAAATTTTAGAATACTCATCGTCAAATTCAAATAATGATACCCATTTAGATTTGGCACTTCTAACTCCAAAGTTAACTTGTCCTGAATAATTAGGTTCTTTAGTCCATTCAATTTTTACAACATTGATATCACCAAAATCAAATTGGTTAAGATATTCGACTAGTGAAGTTTCATTAGTGTGAACTATAATTAGTTCATTAATCCCTATAACTTGTTGTTTTAAAGATTCTATACATTTTTTAAAGTAATCTTCAAACCATACGTTTGATGAAGATTTAATTGGTAATACTACCGATACGTCAAATTTTTCCATTATTGTTCTACTGCTTGAAGTTTATTTAATTGTTCTTCAAAAGATTCTAATCTTTTGTTAATATATGATTCAAATAATTCTACCGATTTTGAATAAAATTCTTGTTCTGTCGGTAACTCAGATACGGTCTTTTTCATCCCTTCGAATAAACCTTCACTAACATTATCTTCTAACCAATTCTGTAAAAATTGGGAAGTAAAATCAACCAATTGATTTTTATTATTAATCCATAATCCATTATCTTCATTCATCCAACTAGGTACTAAATTAGGTACTAATCCAATAACAGGAACTCCTGACTTCATAGATTCTAAAGGAAATGTTCCATAAGCACTTGTCTCGTCAACCCATATTGAAACAAAACAATCTTTTAAATTTTTTGCAAATTCTTTTTGAGACAACCCTCTCATATCTTTAAATGTAATCCATCTGTATTGAGGGAATTTAATATAAAAAGTCTTAATAAAGTTTGAAGTATCTCTTTGTTCTCTTGAGTGGATTGCGATAATTGGTTTTGCAGGATAATTACTTGGAACAAAATGTTCAGAAATAAAAGGTTTTAAAACATCATAAGAAACGTTTCTCATAACACTTTCAAGATATTCTTTTTGAATCTCAGAAGTTGTAATACATTTATAAAATCCGTGTTGAGTCCAAGTTTGACCTGGTTGTAATGTTTCTAACATATGGTCGTACGCTTGACACAAAATAATCTTACCACAAGGTAAATTTGCTATCTGACTCATTACAAATCCAAATAATTCGGGGATAATAATAAAGTCTTCAGGTGCAACTTCCAAATTTTGTCCCTCAATAGCTTTATGAGGTAATTTTTCCATATATTCAGACCCTAACCACCCAGATACTCCAGTATAATCAGGTTTTTCGTGTAACATAATAACATTGTAACCCGATTTTAATAACGACATACCTAAATTGTAAATGTAACCAATTGAGGCTTTCGCATTACCTTTTGTGTCCTGAACCAAAAGATAAATTCTCGATTTTTTTTCTTTTAAATTTTTAACTGATAATTCCAGTTTTGATGTTTGTTCTTGATTCATAATTTAATATTTGTTTATTAATTTTTTATTTAATAAAGAGTTAAATGATAATTTAAAAGGTATTGATAAATCGTTAGTTCCTTTTAAACCTAACGTTTCATCCACCTCAGCGTCTTCAGTTAAAACCGTATCAATTAACATTTTTACCATCTCATATTTAACCACAGATATTTGGTTTGTAGTGTCTCCCGAAAATTCGCTTTCTATAGGGTCTACATTTATGAAATCCTCAATTTCATCTAAATCGAAATAGTAGTGGTCACCTAAAATTTTTAACATATTACTTCTTTTAATTTGTTTTCAAAATCTTTAATAGTTGTAATCGTATTTTGATTTTGAATTTGTTTATTGTAGTCAGTCTCAAATTTTATAACAATTTTGTCTGACGGATAGTCTAATAATAAGGAAGGATTTGATGTAAGTAAAACATCAATTTCCTCCCACATAGAATTAATTGTGTAATTACTATAAAATTTTACCTTTTCAAATAGACAACCGAACTTAGATAGGAAAAATAAAGTGGCCGGTTTTGATTTACCAATCTCATCTGATATAATGACAAAATCGTGATCATCTCTCATATTAAGATAAATTTGATTTAAATCATTAAATGATGAATATTCTGTTGATTGAGAATGTCCAAATATTTCCATCGGAAATTCTTCATAAAGAAATGAAAATAATTCTTCATCATTTCTAAAATTAAAATGTTCTTTCAAGTCTAAAGACTCAATTGGTAATTTAATTTCATATTTAAAATCTTCTTCAGACTCGATTCCTTCAGTTTTGTCTATTAGGAATTTTTGATATGTCTGAGTGATTTTATCCATAGTGTTTCTTAATACACCATTAACATCAACTCCTATTCTCATAAACAAATTATATTGTTTAACAAAAAAATGTAAAGTTTTTTGTTAATTTTAGAAAAAAAAGAATAATTAGGATATTTATTTAATATATGGAAGAAAATAAAAAAAAGATTTGGTCTGAAGAAGAAATTATTTTTTTAAAGAAAAATTATTCAGATATGTTTAATTACGAATTGTGTGAAGTTTTACGTAGAACTGAACAATCTATTTATTTAAAGGCCAATAAATTAGGATTATTAAAATCAAAAATACACAAATCAAAATGTATTTCTAAGAGAAATAAAATGGTTGGTAGAGATTTGGATAATGATATGTTGTTATTAATCGCTAAAAAATATAAAACCAGATCAGAATTCCAAAAGAATGACCCCGCAGCGTACTCAACTTCAAGAAGAAAGGGTATTTTGGATGAAATTTGTTCTCATATGATTTCTAAATCATTTAGTATTCCACAATTAATACTTAAAGATATTGTTTCTAAATTATATAAAACCGATAATGTAATTTATAACGATAAAAAAACATTAAATCCTTACGAAATCGATGTGTATTTACCTGATTATAATCTTGGGTTTGAGTATAACGGTAAAGGGTGGCACATCGATAATGTAAGAGATAAATTAAAAAATGAATTATCTTTATTAAATAACATTTTATTAATAACTATAACCGAAAATAATAGAGATTATGAGTCGGACATTAAAAATCAATTAATTTTTAATATTGAAAATTTAAAAATAAAAACTTCTGTTAATGAAATTAATGATATTATCATAGATAATCCATATTCTAAAATATATGATATAGACGATTTAATTAGAATTACCAAATCCTACAACTCTTTTAAAGATTTTTATAAAAATGAACAATCAGTATATGTTAAAATATCAAAATTGGGTTTAATTGACGAATTAACCAAACATATGTGTTGTAGAAGGAAAAAACGAGAATTAAACGAAGTAATTGAAAAAATAAATATGTACCAATATCTTAATGAATTAATCACTAAAGATCGTGGCACTTATCTGTATGTTAAGAAAAATAAATTAGAATATTTATTGAACAACCTAAAAAGAATTAAAAATTAATCGTTGTAACGTTTAATTATTTCTTTAATTATTGGATTTCTAACGACATCACTATCAGTAAAAGTACTGATTCCAATACCTCTTACATTATTAAGTCGTTTTATCGCGTCATATAGACCCGATTTCTCCTTATCTTTAAATTTGTCCGATTGTTCAATATCTCCTGATATGAAAAATTTGCTATTAAAACCAATCCTTGTTAATATCAATTTCATTTCTAACGGGGTTGTATTCTGACTTTCCTCAACCACACAAATCGCATTGTCTATGTTAAACCCTCTAAGGTATGAAATAGATAGAACCTCAATAAAACCAGCATCTTTTAATTTTTCCCTCGATTCTTTACCTATAATTTTATTTAATAAGTAATAGGATGGTAAAATATAAGGCTCCATTTTTTCCTCGTAAGTACCGGGAAGACTTCCTAAACGGGAGTCCCCACCCTCAACAACGGGTCTAATAATTATTATCTTTTCATATGGTGTTGTTGGGTCACCTAATAAATCAATAGCCGCCTTCATAGAAATGTAACTTTTACCTGTACCCGCAGGACCTGAGCAAATGGTTATTTCATTGTCTAATAGAGTGTCATAGTATTTCTTTTGATTTTCAGTTAAAAATTTTTGTTTAGTTTTCTTTTTTACAATTTCACAAATAATTTCTTTTTTTGTTTTATAAATTTTTTGTTCATCGTTTTGAACACTTGGTTTTTTCTTTTGAGTCATATATTATTTTTTACTCGAAATGAAGTTTATCTTTTAATTTTTCGATATTACTTACAACAAAAGGTAATAGATTATTTTTATAATCATAGTGTAATTTATTTATATTTTCAGAGTCCTCGTTTCTACTTACAGATTCGTAATGGTACGCAACCAAATTACCATCAGTATAATTTTCTAAACCATTTAATATACAAGACATATTAAGTTCAACATCCTCAAAACAGCTAACATATTTTTCATTAAAAAAATTACACTTTTCAAAAATATTTTTACGAATCATTAATAATCCGCCGGTATTACCTAAAACTTTTTTTATGGATAAATCAAAATTATAGTAACAATTAAGTCCTATGTGAGAAACTCCAAATATTTTATTTTTATTTATAATTCCGTAGATTCCATTATGTTGTATGGTGTTATTTTCATAATGTAATCTACACCCAACGGTTCCAACTTTAACATTTTCCTTAAAAATTTTTAACATACCATAGATAATGTTATTCATAACTTTAATGTCGTTATTTGAAAATAGGATAAATTCGTATTCGTTACTAATATGATTTTTAACAACATCATTATTTATTTTAGCGAAGTTATAGTAATCATATTCTATTAAATTTATATTATCGTGCGAAGAAATAAAATTTTTAATTTTTGTTTTTTCTTCTTCACTTGACCCTGTATCGGCAATAAAAATACTGAATATATTTTTATTACAATGTTCGTAGAAAGAATTGATGCAATCGAATAACATTTCAATTTTACCTTTTGTGGGTATAACAATTGCAACCTTACCTATATTTTTAATAAGTTTTTCTTTAATCTCAGGAACATAAATTTTATTAGGTTTTAAATCTAAAGGCAATACGTGTCTCCATTTTTGTAAGAATTTTTCTTTTGATTCGTAGAATTCTTGATTCGGTCTTCCTACAGACTGATGAGTAATTTCAAATGAAGATGTTACACCAATTTTAACGTCATCCATATAATTTGGTATACAAAATAAATGATCGTAAAAGTGAAACTTACCAATCGATTCATCAAATTTATGTTTGATTTTAGTCTTATCAAATGAAATGAACAAACCATCAATTGTTACCACTGGTATTAAAAATGGTAATTTTGGTGAATATTTACTTAGAAATTTTTTTTGTCCTTCTGGTTGATGATAAACTTGACCAACCATAGTTTGGAACATCTTCTCCCAATATACACCAGATTCTGGAAAATAACAAGAACCGGCTTTCCCAATTATACCAAATTCAGAATTATTTAAAAAATCTGATAATAGTTTTTTACCCCAACCCTTTTCAAGGTGAATATCGTTATGACAACAAACAACAATGTCGAATTTGGATTGGTCAATACCATAATTGTAAACTTGAGACAATGAATGAGTGTTATGATTGATAAATTCAATTATCTGAACATCTTTTAATCCAACACTATCTAAGATATGTTGTTTAAATTTTTTATTGTAATTCTCGTCTTTATGTGTTGAATAAATTATTGTTATCATCTGTTAATTATAAAGTTTTATTTATTCTGTCTTTTAATGGCTCGACAAATCGTAAAATGTTTTTGTTTTCAACATCGTTATATTTATCCTTTAAATCAAGAAAATCGTTTCTATCCCACAATTTGTATATGTCTATTTTTTTATTTGTCCAACTTAAATCCCTAAGTCTGTAATGGTTAATGTGTAACGGTTCTAACACCCTATTAATTGTTTCGTATTTATTTTTAAAATTATTACAATTACCATTGGCGTCAACCTTAATAAATCCGGATTTTAAATTAGCGAAATGAACTGAAGGTATATTTAAAACCGCTTTAGGCCTTAGAATAGGTTTTACGTGATAATTATGTTCGTGGTTGCCTAAACTAGATTTTATTAAATTCTCAATAATTAATTCACCGTCATTTAATGATATTCCATTATTGCCAAATATAGTCCAATTAACCGATATTTCACCAAAATTGTCGTCATATGTGGACAACACATCCTTTATATTTGAGTTTTTTGTTGGAAAAATAAACTCGTCTGTTGATACGTGTATCATCCAATCATCATCAGAATTCAAAACAATTTGATTCATTTTATTGACCCATTCTTTAACTAAAATTTGTTCATTTTTTCTGTTAGGTTCATTACCGATAATATCAACATCGAGGTTATAAATTTGAACTACGTTGTTTGATACATAAGGTTCTAATACTTGTGAATAATTGTCCATAGACCTGTTATTAACTAAATAAAATTTATCCACACCAATCATTAGGTGAAATTCAATCCATTCTTTTAGGTATTTTGACTCGTCCCTAAAAATAGAAACTACACTAACTTTCATATCAATTTTTTTATTAATTTTTTACAAGGTACTCCGGTATATGTCCCAGGTTCTTCGATATCTTTAACTACCGCAGCGTTCATACCAATAATAACATCGTCACAAATATTTATTTTTTGTCTTACAGAAGAATTAGTTCCGAAATAAACTCGATTAGAAATATTACAATTACCTGAAATTTTTACGCCAGGTGCAGTCGTGAAGAAATCACCAATAGTACAATCGTGACCTATTGTTGTTAATAAATTTAAGTGGCAGTGCTTGCCGATTTTAATATTGGTAGTTAAAATAGTGTTTGCACAAACAATACTACCCTCACCAATTTCAATATTGTAGTCCATTAAGATAACACTACTATGTATATGTGTGAAAAATTTTGTTTTTTTTGGCAATTTTTCAATAATTTTTTTTCTAATAACGGGGTCTCCAATAGCCACCACAACTTCAAAATCGTTGTTATTAAATTTAGATAGGGGTAATACATTTTTTTGTGTTTTTTCATAAAATGAATCATCAACAAAAAAAATCGCATTTTTTCTATCCTTTTCATTTAATGACCAATAAACCTCCCTACCGAAACCGCCAAATCCAATAATACCTTTAATCATTTTTATTTTTTTCTTTATAAATTTTAAATTTAGACAAATCGGGATACGGTAATTCCAAATCTTCATTTTTTTTCGGTTTACCGTCAATATCGTAAAATTGTTTTATTAGTAGTAACCCTCTTGAGGCTAATTCCGGCATCATATAAAAATTCCACCCAATCATATCGAAATAATCGTCATGATAAGAACATTCTCTACGACCACTATATCTAGCTCTCTTAAACCAAAGATATGCGTCATAATTGTCGGTTAATATCGCACCACCCTTAGATAATTTGAAATGTTTATAAGGACCTGTAAATGAGACACACATAAATGTTTTTGGTTTGTACATATTGTGTGTGAACGATAACGCTGAGTCCCAAACACTACTACCTATTAACTGATACGCACCCTTTAAAGTGCTTCCAGATACTTGGTAAAATTCTACATTTAAACCGGCGTGTATTATTTCACAAGGTACCGATGGATAAGTCCTGTTTGGTATTGTTAATGTTTCGGAACTAAGTGTTTTACTTATATTTTTTTCATAATATAGTGATAAAAATAAAGCGTTACTTTGATTATCTAACGTCACAACGTAAGGTGAACCTGTGTAATCACTTAGTGATTTTTCAAATTCTTCAGTTATATTATAAACTCCACTTGCCATATTTATATTTTTTTATACCAAGACCCATCCCCATATGTCTTGTCAGGTTTATTTAATAATTCATTTATCGCAATTTTAACTCCAGCAATATGGGGATGAATTTTAATAAATTCGTCAGTATTGTAATCGTGTCCAGATATAATTTTTTTAGTTAATGGTAACCAATGTTTAATATCGTTTATAACACATTCATATTTATGACAAGCGTCAATATATACAACATCACATTCAATACTGAAATCGGTAGATAGTCCTTTAATTTTTTGAATATTGGTTACAGAATTAAGTCTAATGTCAAATTGTTCCTCAACATCAATATAGTTTGCGTGACTTGCCGAATCAGAATCATCAAATCCGCCTTCCCAAGAATCGATACAAATAATTTTACCTTTTGGAAATTCTTGTGAAAATATTAAACTACTTTCACCCATATAAGAACCTAATTCTACAATTGTTGGAGAATCTCCGACAATCTCCTTTATATCTCTACAAAAACGCCTCAACTCTATTTCAGACTCTTGAGGTCTCATCACTATTTTTAAATTTTTTTCCATATTAGATACCAGTCGAACCGAACCCGTTACTTCCTCGGTCTTTTTCAAATTTATTATCACTTTCAGTTGGATTTACCCACTTACCATTAACCACAGGACATAAAACCGCTTGAGCAATTTTCATACCTTTATTAATTGTGAAAGGTTCTTTATTTGTATTAAAAATAATAACCTTTACTTCACCTGTATAAGAATTGTCCACGGTTCCTGGCGAATTTAAACACATTAAACCTTGATTTATAGCTAACCCACTTTTAGATCTAACCTGAATCTCATATCCATCTTTAATGTCAAAAGATAATCCTGTAGGGACTAATGCTCTACCTAACCCATCAACAACAACTTCTTCAGTAGAATATAAATCAAATCCAGAATCTCCATCATAATTGTATTTTGGACTAACAGCGTCTTCGTGTAATTTATGGAATGGTAAATCCATTTTTGGAACATAATTGGACATATCCTTTTCTAACCCAAGAATATCCACCCCATATTCCTCTTCAATTAAATTGTAATCAATATCGTTATTTTCATCATCACCTAACATTGACCTCAATTTTTTTGTTTGTTCTCTGAGAGAATTTAAATCGTAATTCATTCTAACTCTTTTAATTTTTTAATTACTTTTATTAATACATTAACATCTTCTTCACAATATTCGGATATTTCTTTTAATTTCCCACCATTCCAATAAGAATCGTGAACATTATCTCCTTTAACTTCCCCTTCTTTTGATGAAGGTAATCCAAGACAAGAACATAATAAATCTAAGGAACCTATTGAACTATATGAACCATATTGCCAAATTTCTTTTGTATCAATCGCTTTTATTTCCCAAGGTTTTGTGTCATAACTCGGTAAAATAGATGAAGGCATTATTCCGTTTACTATCATTCTTTTGGCAATCATTGGAATATCAAAATTCTTTAAATTATGTCCACACAAAAAGAACTCTAATTTTGAACATCTATCAAGTAAAACTTTACAAGATTTTAGTAATTCTTTTTCATCGTGACCTGAAAATGTTTGTCTTTTAATATCTCCACTATCAGTAACAAACGCGAAACTAACACATACTATTTTGGCGAACTCAGGAACTAAAGCCGATCTTTTAATGAAAACATTATTTTTATGGTCGAAAATTTCCTGAAGATTAGCGCCAGTTCCAATATCGTCTTCAGGAAATCTTTTCAAGAACCAATCAAAATATTTATCGAATTGCGAACATAAGTTTACGTCTTGTTCTAAAAAGGTCGTGTAGTTTTTATAACATCCGACCGTTTCAATATCCATAAATAATATCTTAGTTAAAGGAATTTTTACAATCATTTTACCAAATCTTTATAAATTTCACTTCTTGTTTTCGTCACATTTTTAAGATGATACGTATCTTTAACCGCCTCATATAGACGATTACCCATATCTTCAATCATATTTGGATTGGTAACTAATTTTTTAATGTATTTAGCCCAATCACTATGATTTTTTTGTTCATCAACCAATAAAGCGTTACCATCAACAAAATTACCATCTTTTAAACAATGTTTTAAATCTATCGTGTAAGGACCTATATTAGACGCAATTAATGCTTTTTTATAGAAACCCGCCTCAATAACTTTTAATTGAGATTTAACTCTATTAAAGATATGATTTTTAATTGGTGCTAATGATATGTCAAATTTTGAGTAGTTCTTAGCGTAAGTAGTTACAGGTAATGTCCAAACTCTTCTATATGGTAAGATATAATCCGAGGTATACTCATCATCTTTAAATTCCATTAAGAATTTTTTATAATTTTCATCAATTGTTTTATAGTTATTTGTGAAAATTTCTTCATATCTAGCCCAAACCGTTTCGTGAGGTAAAATATCTCTCCTTGTTTGTTTACCTGTCTCTTTATTAATTTCGGTTACAGAACCTCTTGTATCAAATCCACATAAAACATATTGAATATTTTTATTGAAGTCTTCTCCGTTTTTTGAAATGAATCCGTCTAATAGTTTTAAGTCGTGAAAATGAGAAGAACCTCCTAACCAACCAATTCTAATTTTATCAGACTTTAATGTTGGTTCTTTAAATTGTGGTTCGTCAGGATTAATTGCGTTTGGTAAAATGTAAACATTTTTATTATATTTACGAATTTCATTGGCAAATAATGTTGTAGTTGTTGTAACACAACTTGCAACTTTTAAGTTTGCGATAATTTTTTCGTGAATTTTATTTTGAACAATAATACTATGTATTGGATGTTCCATTGTCGGTAACCAATAATCGTCCAAATCCACAATAACCACAATACCCATAGACTTTAATTTAGTAATTAACGCCGGTACTTTATCATAATCTTGCCCAATACTTCTATGTGCGTGAACTATTTGATATTTTTTCCAATAATTATCGTTCTCTATTTGGGGGTTATAATCAATATCCACGTGAAATTCATCGGGATACATATTTTGTAACATTACGTGCGGGTCAACTGATCTAAATTTTCCAACTCCCGTATAGTCAGATGCGAGTACTAAAACATTAATTTTTGACATATTTGTTAAATCTTTAATAAAGTATAAAACAAATAGGTTAAAATATCAACTTTAAATAAAAAATCCCCACATTAATTGTGAGGATTCGTATAATAATTTTAATTTATTTTATTGGACTTTCTTAATCTTAGTAACCTTACCTTCAAAAATATGTTTCCCAACTCTAAATGAAAATACATCATTAGTTTTTGAGGTCGACTCTACTAATAATCCATTTTCAGATAAAACTTCCTCAACGGTTTCTCTAACTATTGATTTAATAGTTTCCGCATCAATTCCAATATTAGTTTTCTGAACAGGTTGGGATTTATTAGTTTGCTGACCAGCAGCATTTGTATTCATAAGTCTTGCGGCTTTCTCAACTAAATCATTAGAGAGTGATGGACTTGTAGAAGTATTCGGTTGATTAATTGGGTGTTCGATCATTAATCTTTTAATTTCATCGGGTAATTTCGATGACATAACTCTTTCCTCAGTTATTGGTTGGGGACTTATAGTCTTTTTATTTTCAATTGCAAATTCATCAGGTAACGAATATTTTGCTGATGGTGCGTTAAATTCTTGTACTTCAGGTGTTGATAACTCTTCATTCATAGGTAATTCATTTCCTGATCTTGGCATTTGCTTATGTTTATCCATTATTTGTTTGGATATCATTAATTTTTTAATTAAATCGTTTTCGTTTGTCATTATTCCGCCATTCTTGTATCGTCAAAAGACGTGTTTATTATTACTCTTGTCATTCCTTTATCACCTGTTTTATTATATCCAGGTCTAATCTCACTAAAATCTTCACCTGAAGGTTTAAAAGATAGAATTTTGTCAACTCTAAACAATCTCCACCCCGGTAAAGGTTGTTCTCCCGTATAATTAGTATGGGAAGACCCTTCAGAATCCCACGCTCTTAAAACAGGATTATCTGCTTTACTATAACCAAAACAAACGGGTTCAATTTCTCTCAAACCTCTTCCTCCTGGCTCATCTCCATCATAGTAAATTATCACTTTTTTTCTTTTTTTAATAGCGTCAACGATAGAATCGATTGATGCCACTTCTAAAATAAGTGATTTTGCTATGTTGTAAAGTTTCATTATGTTGTTGGTTTTGTATATGGTTTTGATGGTCCGTATTCATTAATAGCCAACTCTTTTTTTCTTTCTACAATGTCTTGAACCGCACCCGCTTTATCATTAAAAATATCCAAAAATTGACCAGTACCCTTACCATTTTCGTCCCCATCAGCTAAAGCATCCTTATTAACCGCAGAGTATTCATTTTTTTTATTAAAATCATTTTTTGGTAAAAGTCGAGATCTTTCCATCTCAGCAACTTCAGTAAGTTTGTTTTTTGGTTGTTCAAAATTTAATGGTTCTTGTATCATAACTTTAAATTATTTTATTTATTATGTCCTTTATTCTTCTAAGACTTTCTGTAACTTGTAAATCATATTGACCCAAATTAGTTTTATGTGATTTTGATGGTCTATTTAAATTTCTAACATCAATATTAGTGTAAGGGTCTTCAGGATCGTGAGGTCTGAACTCATCATTTGATTTTGTATCTCTTCTCATACCATCTAAAGTTTTATCAACCCAATCTTTAACATAATGACCACCATTTAATATGTAGGGTAACTCATTTTCTTGTCCGTTAAAGTTATCGAAGAAATTTTTCATTCTTTTTAGTTGTTGATAAGTAACTTCCCTACTATCTCTTAGTTCTTTATTTCTTTTAAACCCTTCGGTTTTATCATCAGCACCTTTCGCAGCGTCAAAACATTGTCCCAAATAAGTGACAACATCTTCAGGTAATTCAATTTTATTTCCGTATAATTTACTATTCACCGGTCTTTAAAACTTTAATTAATTGATTAATACTAATACCTTCTTTGTCGGCCAATTTTTTAATATTTTGAAGATTTTTAGTTAAAATTTTACTTACAGATGTTTCTTTTTCAATAACATCATTTTCTTTTTTAGATTTTTTCGCCAAAATATCCTCAACCATTTTAATCATTCTTTTTTTCTGTTCTTCTTCTAAACTATCTTTCTCAACAAGTCTTTGTTTTAACACTTTTTTACCTGTTTTAGTCTTTTTTACTTTTTTACCTCTTAATTTTCCAAAAGCTTGAGCTCTTTCATCTCTCTCAAAAGGGTCTTCAATACCCATCTTTTTTAGTGTTTTAATTGTACCGTTATAATCCAAGTCTTTTGTCTCTTCATAACCGAAAGCGTCTGAAAAATCCATCTCAGAAACAACGTTTTCGTCCTTTTCTTCACTTTCACCCCAATACACACGATAACCTCTTGATACAGGGTCATTAGGTGTTCTTGTCCCTACAATGGTCTGATCCATAGTTTTTCTAGGGTGTAATGTTGCGTTATATAATGGTACTTTACTACCCAATAAACCTCCGTCAGAATCAACTAATTCGTCTAATTCTCCTTTTAATTTATCTAATTCATTCTTAACATCATCATCGGATATCGAATCTTCATTAGATGGTTTAATTTTTTTTGAGTTTAAATTCTTTTTTTCCTTTTTCATAATTGATTTATAACTATTATAAATATTCTCAGCTTTTTTAATAATAAATACTTCACTTTAATGTATTTATCATAAAAAAAGATGTCAAATCAAAATATTAATCATTGGGCTAACTCAAAATGGTTTCCTAAGTTGTCTTTGGGGTCTTACGATATGTCATTAACTACTGACGAGACTGAATTTAATCAGGAAGTAGTGTTTTCGCCATATCTAATATCTCAAACATATGGTAATAAATTACCTTTTTATTTTGATTTAAATAATTCAGGTACTACTCAAAACATTGTTTTAAATTACAAAGAATATAATGTAGATAACATAATAGTTTCTCAGAACTATTATAATCCTAATAATGAAAACCTTAGTTGTTTTACTTCATCAACATCTTGTGATATTGGATTAACAGGTACAGATAATGGACTCGTAAATAAAATGACAGGAGAGACCATAACATTTACAAATGGATTATTAATCGATAGTTTAAAATTTGATAGATTACATTTTGATAGAAGATTAAAATTATTTCAAGTTACGGGTTACACTCAATCACCTAATGTTAAATTTTCAGGTATACAAAACACGACCCTATATGAGGTTGTTAGTAAAGAAGATTCATCATTTGGGAAATATCACGAATTGTATGGAGGATTTTACCAAGGATTTTATAAATTATTTGGTTATGATTATGAAATTTTTCCTGAGAGATTTAATAAGGGATGGTCAGTTGAGATGTTAATGAGACCTAGATTATATGATGAATATAGCCCTGGTTCGGGTGAAACAACATTAAATCAAATATACCCTAATAACAAAAATATATTCTTTTATTTTGGTACTAGATCCGAAAACAAATATTACCATCATGCGGATGGAACACCAAATTGTTTTACAGGATATACCAGAGTTACATCGGATTTAACGGGGGTAACCACTTGTTCTTGTTGTAATGAAAATATTACAAATAGTAGGTGTATCTTTATATATCCCCCACGATCAGTTAATGGAGTTCACGACCCTCACGTAAATTACGGGTGTAGTAGTTGTAATGGTGATAAAAATGTTAGTGTTACCTGTGGATGTAATTGTTATAAAACAGAATGTGAAACTTGTGGTTGGGAATGTCAAACACATAAATGCACCACAATTATAACCGCATCAACGACTACCACAACAACAACCACAATAATTGATAATTGTACAATCACTACCACTTGTAGTGAAATTTGTCAAACTTGCTCCGATTGTTCAGATTGTGACACTTGTGAAGAGACTTTCGATTCAATAGAGGATACTTGTGAGAAAAACCCATTATATGATGGAATGTCAAATGCGTTTGCGTTAAAACTTTGCGGAGACCCAAAAAACCCTCAAATAGGTGTTAGATTTTTAAGATTTACCGGTGATTGTGTTACGACAGGGACTTGTGAAACAGGTAATACATATAGTACAGGATATACAATAACAGAATATTGTACACCACCAATTTACTCAAGATGTCAAAAAGAAAACCCGTCTTGGTTAGATATTGAACATTGGTTTCAGGTTAATGTTGTTTGGGAACGATATACATTTTTAGATGAATGTGATTTAAAATATAGAGGCGGTTTATCAGACATAACCAAAAAAATATTTTTAGAATCTTTAGCGAATAACACGTCCTCGTTAATTACCACTCCTTATACTAATGGTAAAAAAACAGCGTTACAGATGGAGTTAGTTAATTTAAATGAAAAATGGTTATTAGATGGTAAATTTAGAAAAGGTAGATTAAAAATCTATGTTAACGGTAAATTACACGATACTATTGAGGATTTTGAGGAGATAATTCCAAGGGCGTTAAATACCGACAAGGAAAGACAAATTGGAGTTCCGTTTAATATTTCTTGGGGTGGGGGAACTCAAGGACTTAGAGACCACTTAGTTTTTAGTTCATCAACTCAATTAGAAGGACCATATAAACAAGACCCCGAATTATTTCCTACAAATGTATTGTCAGGAACAACTTTTAGTGGTTTAAACACTAACATACAAATAGAACAAAATTTTGCAGGAACTTTTGAGGGCGGGATTTCTCAGTTTAGAATGTACATAGAACCTTTAAGTGCTCCTGAAGTAAAACATAATTTCAAAATTTTAAAGGATCAGTTCATTATGTTTGACCCTGATTGTCCTAATTGTAATACGACATTTTGTGAGCCTAATGATTTCGAATACGATATTTTAACTACCACAACAACAAGTATGGAATTATTCCAAGACTTGGGATTTGGATTGGGTAGGGAATTAAAAATTGATAAAAGGGATTTAAATTATTTGATTGAGAATAAAATTAATTTACCGAAAACTTTATTAACTGAAAAGTATTGGGATGCCGATGGATGGTGGGGTAATCAAAAAAATACACCTCATTGTGTCGGATTTTCTTGGGCTCATTGGATTGATGACGGGCCAATAAAACACGTGGGTCTCAAACCAAATACTGACCCTGTTTTAATTTATCGAAATGCTCAAAAATTAGATGAATGGCCGGGAGAAAATTATAATGGAACTTCAGTTAGAGGAGGAGCTAAATACTTAAAAAGTGTTGGAAAAATAAAATCATATTTATGGACTTTCAATATAAACACTTTAATACAAACATTATTAACTCAAGGACCTGTTGTGGTTGGAACAAATTGGTATACGGGAATGTTTTATCCGAATAAAGACGGATTAATAAAATTAAGTGGTAGAGTTGCCGGTGGACACGCTTACGTATTAAATGGTGTTAACACTAAAAAACAACAATTTAGAATAAAAAATAGTTGGGGGAAATCTTGGGGATTATCAGGACACGCTTTTATAAGTTTTTCTGATATGCAAAGATTAATAAAAGAAAATGGTGAAATTTGTTTAGCGGTTGAGAATAATTTTTAATTATGAGTAATTTTATTGAAATAAAAAGTGTTAATTATGATGGGGAGGAAGCCAATATTCTTTTCACCCCATATCAAGAATCTAACGTTATAAATTTAGGAATTGTAACTTTACCATTCATATTTGAACCTGATTTATTAGTTCCGCCAAAAAATATTTACGGAAATTATACGATATTAGTTAAAGGAAGTAATTGTCCTTATATTTTAAATGTTCCGTCGCCGCCACCCACTCCAACACCTACTCCAACACCAAGACCAACAAGGACTCCAACTCCCACACCCACCCCAACTCCTACCCCAACCGAAACTTGTCCCACACCAACACCAACTCCAACTCCCACACCAACACCAACTCCATTTGTGGAATCGGCATTTTTATTTATTGAACCGGTTTCAGGATCCTCAGCAATTGGTCAATGGATGTATGATAATGGTTCCAATTTCTTTGGTTTCACCAACGCGTCTCAGCCGGCTCAAAATCAACCCCAATTTAATATTGATATGAATTTGTACGTTGATTTTGGCGCATGGACTTGCGGTCAATTTCCAAAAATTATTAGTCAATTAGTTCCACAAACTACTGGTGGTTTAGATTCTTTTGGTAACTTAAAAGTTGCTTACAATTTTTTAACAACGGAAGTTCCTGAAAATTATGTCGGGGGAGAAGCTTGGTACACTTGGATAATACCGGTTTCGTTAACAAATAATGAAACACAAACAATGATTGATATAAACACAAATAATAGTCCTAATTTAATGACCGCAGTATCTACTGAAGGTGCAATAAATTCTTACACATTTACTTATTCGGGAACAACAATACCTAAAACAACTTATAAAGTTTATACAACTTTCCCTAATACAATTTTCCAAATAAACAATAGTCAGAATATTTATTTCAAAGGTAATACTATATCACCTTAATCTACCTTAAAATGAGTTTTAATTATAAAAATCCGTTAACCCCTCTAACCGCTTTAGGTAACATAAGTACCAAAAGAGATGACGTATTTGGTACACACTTTAGTATTTTATCTACGGGTGGTTATATGGAGGTGTTTAGTCTCGATGATTTAATATATAGTATACCACCATCTACAACAGGTTTAATAAAATTTTCAGGGAATACGATACCAATACAATTTAACAAAGGTAGCGGTTCTGTATTTTCACCAGATGTTTTAACTCTTAATTCAGATAATTTTTCTTCAGGTAGAAGAAGAATTGGTATGTTGGTTTATGTTAAGGAAGTTGACCAAGTTTACCAATATCAAATACCAAATTTTGATTCGTTATGGTCTTCAGTTACGGGAGCGACAGGACCTGGAGGGAACACAACAATATTTTCAAATTTTGGAACAACAATCAAAAATAACTCGATTCAAGGTCAAAATTTTATTAATTCTTGGACAGGTTCAACAATTGAAGGTATTAGTGGTAATACGAGAAGTAATTCTAATTGGATTAAATATTATGGGACAACGTTAGCGATAACAGGTGGGACATATGATTCGACAACCAACACTCTCGATTTAGTTAACATAACGGGGGGTTCGATTTCTATATCTGGATTCAGTTCTTTTACTGGTGGTTCGGGTAATTGTGTTACAGAATTGTTTGTAGATGAAATAAGTTCTTGTTTAACCGCGATAACAATCAATAACGAATTAATTGTATTGAGTGGTATAACATTAACTGGTAATATAATTCCGTCTTCAGATGGTCAATCTGATATTGGAAGTCCTATAAAAAGGTTTAGAGATATAAACACAATTAGTGGAACATCGACCATATGGTCGGCAACGACAAAAATTTATACACCCGAAGTTGACTTAGGTTTAGATAGTTTGGGTAATAGTAGAATAATAACACCAGATAGTTCCGTATTGAATAACGATATTTTATCGGGAGGAACATTTTAAAAGTAAAGATATTTATATAAAAAAACAAAAAAATGGCAAATAGAAGTACAACGTTTTTATTAAAAAACTCAACAACATCAGGAGCGACATTACCCTCAGTATTAAAAGGTGAACCTTTGGTTAACTTATATAATGGTATTATGTATTTTTCGGGTGTTACAGGTGGTGACTTTACCACGGGTAATACAAATACAAGTTATTTTGAGGTTGGTTCTCATTTAACAAACTTAAAATTGGATGGACGTATACAAAAATACGACAATACTACGGCTTTAAGTGGTAAGTTCTTGTCAGGTACATCTCAAGGATTTGTTTTGGCGGATATTACCCAAATTGGGGGTATTGCAGATTTTGATTATTATCCTTTAACCAATACTTTTGTAATAACCGCGTCAGATTCATCAACATATTCGGCAACCGTTACTTCAGTTTCAGGTTTAACCGTAAATGGTGATTTGTCGGTAACTGGAAATACAAATACAAACAATATTTACGTAACGACTTCAGCGATTACAAATAATCTATCAATTACAGGAACAGGTTATTATAGTCAAACCGCGACGGGAGCAAGTTCGAATGAACTTATTAATTACGGTACTTTAACAGGGTTCTCACAAACAAATGATGTATACGTTACAGGTTCTACTTTAACTCCGGCGGATAATAATACTAACACACAATCATCTCAATTATTATATCACGGAACTCCTATCGGTGGACCATATACAATAGATACTGAAAACACTTATACCACAGGAGGTACTTATTCAGCGGGAACTATAACGTTCACAAAAAACGACTCAACAACCTATCAAGTAACAGGAATTGATGGTACTGATACATATGTGACAGGATTTACGTATAATCCGTCAAACAATACTTTAACTATTTCCAGAAATGAAGGTGAACCTGATTTAACCGCGTATATAGATTCTGTATCGGGTTTAACAATAAATGGTAATTTAAATGTAACAGGAACAACAACTACAGGAACTATCAGTGCGACAACTTATGACACTAACTTAACACCTGGTACCGTTGTATATGTTAATGGGTCAGGTGAATTGACGAGTGAAAATGAGTTTAGTTATAATGATGGTACAAAAACTCTAACCGTTGATAATATTTTAGCGAATCAGAATGTTATAATTAATGGTGATTTAACGGTATTTGGTGCTGCGATATCCGCGTTCACGACAAACCTATATGTTGAAGATAAAAATATTACTCTAAACTATAATCCAACAGGTAGTACGTCAGCTACTTCAGTAAATGCAGGATTCACAATACAAGACGGAAATGGAACTGGTGGTGGTGATGTTAATTTTGATATTATTAGATTACAAAATCTATCCGGAGTTACGGTTGGTGAATATACTTCCGATACAGGTTATACTAATAGAGGCTGGATTACCCAATTAAATGACATTGTGATTAGAAGTACAGATGTTGTTGATGAGGGAGGCGCTAACTCGGTAACAGGTGTTAGAGTTTTGGCCGAGGGAGATATTTTAGATGGAGGTTCTTATTGAGTTTAATAACTCAAAATAATAAATTAAAAGGAAGGTTTTACCTTCCTTTTTTTGTTTATATTATATTTATAAATTGAGGTTATATAATCTTATAAATTTATAGGTCATATATATGGCAAATCGAAATTCAACGTTTTTATTAAAACGTTCAAATATTATTGATAAAGTCCCAAATCTTACGGGACTCACAATTGGGGAATTGGCTCTAAACACGGCAGATTCAAAGTTATATACAATTTTTACATCAGGAACAACAGGTGCTACAGAAGTTAGACAAATTGGTTGGGATAGAGTTAGTAAAACTGGTGATACAATCACAGGTGATTTATATGTAACAGGAAAAACAATAACAAATCAACTACAAGTAACGGGAGGAACATTAACTTCAGGTTATGTTTTAACTTCTGATGGTAGTGGAAACGCTACTTGGGTTTCTCCGACAATTGTTTCCGGTTACTATCTACCATTATCAGGAGGTACCGTAACAGGTGGAACTAGTTTTAATAGTGGTCTAACGGCAAATACAATTTATACGGATTATATTGATTTTAATACAAATCCAACCGTACCTTCTCCAACAGGAGGAACACTTTATTTTGATTCAAATGAAAACGCTTTATCATACAAACCATTAACAAATCAAAATGATGTTACGGTTAATTTAGGTCAAGAATCGTTAATTAAAATTTACAATAATTTAGGATATCAAATTAATAATGGTCAAGTTTTACATATAACAGGTGCAACTGGTGGGGTACCAACGGTTACACTAGCAAACGCTTCAAAATTGGGGACGGCATTTACTGAAAGTATCGCTCAAACTTCGGGTGTTGCGACTCACGACATACCGACAGGGGAATTTGGTTTTATGACAAACTTTGGTATTGTTAGGGATTTAAACACAACCGCGTTTACCGTAGGTCAAGAAGTTTTTTTGTCAGACACTATTGATGGTGCCTTAACCAATGACCCAAATAATATTGCTTTCACATCGAGGATATCGACCGTTGGATATTGTATCGAATCTGATCCAACTAATGGAAAGATACTTGTTGTAATAACAAATGAAAATGCGTTACAAAGTTTAACTCAACAAGAAATAAATGTTTTATTAGGTAATACGATTTCAACCGGAGCGTATTTTTATACGGGAGCAACAACTGCGTCAACAACAACAATAAATGTGTCACCAGTTAGAGGGTGGATAGTTTATAACACAGGAAGTCAGTACGCGACAAATCCTTTAGTTCTTAATGTTTATTATAGTGGTGGTACAAATTTACCAGTTACGGGTTTAACTAGTTCATTCGACACTTATTTATTAGTTAATAGTGGCGGTACTTTATATCAAACAAATACATTCCCATCACCAGAGGAGAGAAGATATAATATATTTTTAGGTAGGGTAGTTCATCCAAACAAAACAACAATACTAAATGTTGAACAATCTGTGGATTATGATGTTTCTCCATTATCATCTCTTAGAGATTTATGGGTTCCGATTAAAATAATAAATGAAGGTGTGGTGCCAAGTCCTAATGGTGCTACTTTAACATTTAAAACTTCATCCGGTACTTTTTGGGGTAATGGGATAGGTTTCCCAACAAATGAACTTAATCCAAATTCAATCACCGTACCCGCTTATATTCCTGCGTCTTTTTATTATACAACACAAACGGGTGGAACTTTTACCGCAACCACGACAACCGTTGATTCTGAAAATTATGACGTTGGTGGTGTTATAACTAATATACCCGGAGCCGGAAATTACTCGACTCAAAGAATTTATATGTCACAAAGTGGTGTGATTAGACTTCAGTATGGTCAAAATTATTATTCCACTTTAGCGAAAGCAATTGCTGCAATACCAAGTGAGACATTTATTGTTAATCCCGATAATTCATTGGATTGTACTTTAATTGGTTTATTGACCGTTAAAGATGGTACATCAGATTTGAGTAATACAGATGACGCAATTTTTACATTTGTGTCTAAGTTCGGTGAAATTTTAGGTGGTACCGGAGGGATTTCAACCACAACATTACAACAAGCTTATGATAATTCGATTAACCCCGAAATTGTTACAAATACCACTTTAGGTGGAGTTCAATTTAAAGGGGGTACTGGAAATAATACCGATAAAAATATCATCATTGAAAATAATAGTAGTGTTGAAACGGGTTATTGGAACGCCGACGGTTCATTGTTCGCTTCGACAATAACTGGGGGTACAACAACAATTAATGGTAATCTATCGGTAACAGGGAATACAAGTTTACAATCGTTAACTGCGGGGACTAGTACTATAAATGGTAATTTAACCGTAACGGGAAATACAAGTTTACAATCGTTAACTGCGGGGACTAGTACTATAAATGGTAATTTAACCGTAACGGGAAATACAAGTTTACAATCGTTAACTGCGGGGACTAGTACTATAAATGGTAATTTAACCGTAACGGGAAATACAAGTTTACAAGGGTTGACCGCGACAACAATTTCGGCAACAACTTACCAAAATTTACCAACTGATATTAGAGTTACAGGAGCTAGTTATTCGAACAACACGTTCACATATACTAACAATACGGGAGGAACTTTTTCAGTATTATTCAATACCTTAACGGGTTTAACCGTGAATGGTAATTTAACCGTAACGGGAAATACGAGTTTACAATCATTAACCGCAGGAACTAGTACCATAAATGGTAATCTATCGGTAACAGGTAATACGTCAATGACGGGTACGTTAAGTGTTACGGGTAATACAAATATTAGGTCATTTACAGGAACGAGTGGTTATATATCGGGTAGTGGACAAAATATTTTAACCGTAATTGGTTCGGGTAATAGTACGACATCACCATTATTTACTGTACAAGGTTCATCGGGTGAATTGTTTAGTGTTACAGATTCATTAACGGGTTCTTTATTTAGTGTTAATGATATTTCGGGTTTACCAATATTAGAAGTCTTTTCTGATAATAGAATATTACAAGGAAGTTATTTAGCACCATCACTTAATACAACGGTCAGAACATCATTAACCGCTGGAACTAATAGTGTTTACTCAATTCCGACAAGTGCTTATACGGGAGCATTTTTCGATTACACCTTAATAAGTACTGGTAGTACGGGTGCAAGAGCTGGAACGATTATGTCAATATGGAGTGGTTCAACCACACAATATACTGATGTTTCAACGAATGATATTGGAACAACAACTGGGGTCACATTCTCAGTCGCGGTCTCAGGTAGTAACGCAGTTCTAAGTAGTTCTGCAACAACAACGGGATGGACATTAAAAACAATTGTTAGGTCAATATGAGTTATAATTTTTCCCCTAAAATAGTTACCGATGGTCTTGTCTTTTATTTGGATGCTGCGAATACCAAATCATATATTGGTTCAGGTACAACTTGGACAGATTTAAGTAGAGGTGATAATAGTGGGATTTTAAATGGGGCGGTCTTTAATAGTTTAAATGGTGGTAGTATATCTTTTGATGGTGTTGATGATAATGTAAATTGTGGAAATAATTCCGCGTTGGACGTTGGAAACAATATTACGGTAAATGCTTGGATTTTTTTACCTAGTGCGGGAGCAATTACAGGTTATAGACCAATAGTGTCCAAAGTTGTTAGTGGAGCGACATTGGGTTGGGAGATGGGAAATAGTGCGGGAACTCTTAGGTGTGTATTCAGACCAACATCAAGTATTATAGACCTTTCAGGACCAACATTATCTATAGGTGTTTGGCAGATGTGTACATTTACTTATAATAATGTAACCGCTAGATTATATTTAAACGGGGTTTTAGGGGCGTCGACATCAAGTGGAGGTCCTGTAACATTAAACTCAACACAACCACTTCAGGTTGCGACAAGAGGTATTGGCGGTAGTACATTTTTTGGTAGAATATCGATGGTTTCAGTATATAATCGAGCTTTATCTACTACAGAAATATTACAAAACTACAACGCGAATAAATCAAGATTTGGATTAAGTTAAAATGGCGGGAAGAATATCATATTTAGGTGGAATCGTAAAGGATGGTCTAGTATTAGATTTAGATGCGGGTAAAATAGATTCTTATCCAAGAACAGGAACTTTATGGAGAGATTTAAGTGGTAATAACAATAATGGTACTTTAACAAACTTTGGTTCTCAAACTATATGGAATGGTGATAATGGGGGAAGTATTATTTTTGATGGTAGTAATGATATCGTTTCGGTAAATAATGTCGTACCAACTGGGGATAGTTCTAAAAGTGTCTTTATGATTTTTAAATCAACAACTACGATATCAACAAGACAATGGTTATTTTATTCTGGTACCGAAACTGTTGGTGGTAGATTTGCGTTAGAAATAGAAAATAGTAGGTTTACCTTTAATTATTATAGCGCGGCACTACAACCAACAACACTTATCAGTAATACTTGGTACTACGGAGGTGTAACATATAACTCAACAACAAAACAATTATTAATATATTTAAATGGTGTATTACAAAGTACTACAACTTTTCCGGTAGCATCAATTAGTTTAAACACAGGTAATGGTGCTACAAACTACGTTGGGAATATTTTTAACGCCAGTTTCCCTTTAAACGGGAACATTGCCGTAACACAAGTGTATAATAAAGTGTTATCACAATCAGAAGTAACACAAAACTACAACGCATTAAAAGGAAGATATAATTTATAAAATATGGAAACACAATTATACGAAAACAGAAAATTTATGATATTTGATGTTAGTGAACTACCAAATATTGATTTCACTCAAGTATGTGAAACTTCAATTGATACGGTTAGAAAATCGGTTGACGGAACAAAAACATTTGTTAAATGGGATACTGAAGGAATTCCTTCATCAGTAGATAGTTTAACAACTAAAGAAGGTCCATACAACTATGAAGAGATATTAACAATATTATCAACCCCAGAATGGACTAATCCAAATCCAATGACAATATGAGTACGGTAAATGGTAATTATTATGGTGGAATTGTAAAAGATGGTTTGGTGTTATTGTTGGATGCCGCCAAGAGAGATTCTTATCCTAGAGTCGGTACTACCTGGACTGATATTACTTGGAATGGAAATAATGGTACTTTAACAAACTTTGGTTCTCAAACGATATGGAATGGTGATAATGGAGGTAGTATTATTTTTGACGGAACTAATGATTATCTTATAAACACTTCACTTCCAACATTTAATGTTGGTTCTATTAATATATGGTTTAAACCAACCACCACAATAAATGCTAGTTCTCCCGTTTCAACATTAATACAATTAAGGTACGGGGCATCGATAGGAAGTGGATGGTATATACAATTTGGACCTGCAACTTCATTATTAACCAACGAATATTTAACAATAATCGACTTAGTATCCGGTCGTAGACAAGGGTTAACCACGGTAGGTGGTTCTTTTTTAGCAAATACTTGGTATAACTTGGTTTTCAATTATGAAAGTACTCAATATCAAATATATGTGAATAGTGTTTTAAACACATCCACATCGTCACCTAGTGGTGTTGGTTTATTGACCAACCCAAATAGATTATTGATAGGAGCGGGTAGTGGTGAGGGTATAGTAAACCCATTTGACTTTCTTAACGGAAACGTCTCAATCGTACAGATTTATAATAGAACTCTTTCCACATCTGAAATAACTCAAAACTACAACTCGTTAAAAGGTCGTTTTGGTTTATAACATTTCACAAATTCAACATATTTATAATAAAATAAAATTACTGGATAGGGAAAGTAATTATGCCAAACGAATTTGTAATTAAAAACGGCTACATTAGCCAAGGAAACTCAACGGTCAACGCAATATTATCGGCAAATACCGTTTACGTATCATCCACTCCAACAAGTGGAATAACATCAACACAAATTTTAATGAGAAATTCATCGACAGGTCTTGTTGAGATAACGGATAATACTTCTCCATCCATATTTAATTATGGTTTGTCATACGCGATGGCGAACTTTAATTTTACAACATAATAAAAAAATAAAAATTATTTACTATGCCAGCAAACGTACAACCAATCTATACGAGATTACCTGATGTACAATGGACGGTTTCAGCTATGACTACCGCTAACACAACTAAAGATTTAACCGCGGGTACAATATACTTAGCGTTTACCGCTGATTCAACTAACGGAAGTTATGTTCAAAGGATAAGATTTAGACCGTTAGGTTCAAACTCAAACGCCACGGTTGCCAGGGTTTGGATTAATAATGGTTCCGCAACAACTACTGCGTCAAATAATACTTTATTTGACGAGATAACTTTACCGACTATTACAAACATAGAGACCGCCGCTCAGTCAAATTATGAATTACCGTTAAATTTTGGTTTAAATCCAGGATATAGGTTATACGTAACCGTTGGTACCGCTCCAACATCGGCGGGTTGGAACGCGACGGTAATTGGTGGTGATTATTAAAAAAAAATAACATTATGATATATAGTTTATGTGAATTTGAATACGGATACGAAGGTCGTTTCTATCAAGAAAGTGATTATAACGGATTGGTTAGATTTATTGATTTAAGTGGAAATACTTTAGAGTTAATCCCACCATATGGTTATTATGTGATTGAGGATAATTTACCAGAACCGAACTGGGTTAACAATGATTGATTATTTTAACATACCACAAATAACCAATTGTCAAACTTTTTTTGCCGCTGGGTCAACATCTTGGCAGACTTGGCAAAAACCAAAAAACTCCAAATTTGTTTATATAACCGCAATTGGTGGTGGTGCTGGTGGTGGAGGTGGTGCAAATACATCTGGAAATGGTGGAGGTGGAGGAGGTGGTGGTTCATCATCAATTACAAACATACTAATCCCATCAATATTAATTCCTGACACATTATATATTCGAGTTGGGTCTGGTGGCAATGGAGGAACTTCCGGAGGTAATGGTTCATCAGGACAATTATCCTATGTTTCAATTTTACCTAGTACAGGTGCTACCAATGTTATTATATCATCAGGAACAATTGCCCCTTCGGGTGGTAATTTAGGTAACCTGTCTGTTGGTGGTACCGGAGGTAGTGGTGGAACGGTATTTACAAGTTCTGTTGGTTTTTTGTCATCGTTAGGAAGATGGACATCAACATCGGGAGATACGGGGGCAAATGGTGCTTTTGGATTTGTCGGTGGTGGTACTAAAACCGCATTAACCTCGTTAGTTTTAACTGGTGGTGGAGGTGGTGGAGGTAAAAGTAACACTAATGGTGGTGCTGGTGGTTCTATTTTAGCGGGTGGAGTTTTAGGTAGAGTTGCAGGTGGAATCGGAGGGGTAACGGGTCAAAATGGAGGTAAAGGTATTATAACTATAAACCCTATTTTATTAACCTACTCTTCGACAGAATTTCCGTTTGCAACTACAGGTGGGTCTGGTGGTGGAGGAAGAGCTGGTGCTCCCCCAGATGAACCCACATCAAATGGTGGTGATGGTGAAATTGGTAGCGGTGGTGGAGGTGCCGGTTCTTCAGATAGTGGTTCAGGTAGATTAGGTGGTAGAGGTGGTAACGGAATTGTATTTATAACAACATTTTAAATTTAATATATGATAGATATTTTTAACATACCAAACATAACAAATACTCAAGTTTTTTACACTCAAGGTTCTGGTATTTGGCAGACTTGGCAAAAACCAAGAAATTGTAAATTCACCTATATTTTTGTATTAGGTGGTGGCGGTGGTGGAGGTGGAGGAAGAGGTTCCTCAAATAACACATCTATCGGTGGTGGTGGGGGAGGTTCATCCTCACTAACAACAGGAATTTTTCAAACAAATTTACTACCTGACACATTATATATCCAAGTCGGACCTGGTGGTTTGGGTGGGACGGCTGGTTCAGCGACAAATGGTGGTGTTGGTGGTAGTGGTAATTTATCATATGTTTCAATATTGTCGAGTACATCCGCAGCGAATGTTTTATTATCGAGCGGTACTGCCGCGTCAACAGGTGGTGGTGGAGGTGTAACAGGTCCTGGAACATCGAGTGGGGGAACTGCGGGAACAATATTCACAAGTTCGGTAGGTATTTTATCATCATTAGGTATGTTCACATCTATTGCCGGTCAAGGTGGAGGTTTAGGACAAAATAATATCCCAGGTGATAATATAACAATATCTTCAATAATAACAGGTGGTGCTGGTGGCGGCGGAACAACAAGTTCTTTATCGTCTTTTTCAGGTGGTACTATTACGGGTAGTGGGTTTGTGCCAACCATTTTGGGTGGAGCGGCATCGGCGACAAACGCGGGTAATGGTGGGTCAGGGTTTATATCATTAACACCATCACAACTATCATCGACAAGGTTACCATTTTTCACAACAGGTGGTGCCGGTGGTGGGGCAACAAATAGTACTTCGGGTACGAATACCGCTGGTTTTGGTGGTGACGCCGGGTTTGGGTCAGGTGGAGGTGGTGGAGGTGCGGCTTATACCGGAACTGCGGGTAGAGGTGGTAAAGGTGGTGACGGTTTAGTAATAATTACTTGTTGGTGATATATTTATAATCATGCAAATTATTGAAATAACAGGTGCGACAGGTTCAGGAACATATGATATTTATTTATGTGATATAACTTTAACTTATTGTTTTTTAATATCAGGGTCAACGTCAATCCCCCCAACCGTATCTTTCGAATTACCTTCATCTTTACCAAACCCAAATTCTCCTCCCGCAACAATTTCGTTTGACGGATCAACTTCTGTAATTGTTAAATTGGTTGATATTATTACATTATGTGAGAAATTTATAGTTTATAATTGTGGTGAACCTACAACCACAACAACTACCACAACAATATAGTTTCTTTTTTTAAAAAAATATTATCATTCTAAAAATGATGATATGAGTAAAATTTTTATACAAATTGCGAGTTTTTCTGACCCAGAATTAATACCGACAATTAAAGATTGTATTAATAATGCAAAATATCCTGAAAATTTAGTTTTTAGTATTTGTAGACAATACCACCCTGATTATACGTTTGACGATTTATCCGAATATGAAAAAGATGAAAGATTCAAAGTTATTAATGTTCCATATACCGAAACGTTAGGAGCTTGTTGGGCAAGACATCAATTACAAAAACAATATGATGGTGAAGAATATACTTTACAAATTGATAGTCATATGAGATTTGTAAAAGATTGGGACGAAATCTCAATTAATATGATTAAAGACTTACAATTAAAGGGTTATGAAAAACCGTTACTTACAGGTTATGTATCTTCTTACGACCCCGATAATGACCCTAATGGTAGAATTAATGTTCCTTGGAGGATGGTATTTGATAGATTTATTCCTGAAGGTGCAGTATTTTTCTTACCCGAATCAATACCTAATCATAGAGAATTAAAAGAACCAATACCCTCAAGATTTTATTCTGCACATTTTTGTTTTACGATGGGTTCGTTTGTTAAAGAAGTTCCTCACGATAAAAATTATTATTTTCACGGAGAAGAAATATCAATAGCCGCAAGATCATATACCCACGGATATGATTTATTTCATCCTCATATTATTATATGTTGGCACGAATATACAAGAAAAAATAGAAAAAAGGTTTGGGATTACGATAATGAATGGTATAAGAAAAACGATACTTCTCACCTAAGAAACAGAAAACTATTCTCAATGGATGGAGAAGTATATGACCCCGAAGAATTCGGTATTTATGGATTTGGTAAAGAAAGAACTTTAAGAGATTATGAGAAATATTCAGGAATACTATTCTCAAAAAGATCGGTTCAACAATATACAATAGATAAGAACTACCCCCCAAACCCAATAATAGAAGATGAGAATGAATGGTTAAAAAGTTTTACAAGTGTTTTTAAACATTGTATAGACATTAATCATAACCAAGTACCTGAAAAAGATTATGATTTTTGGGCGGTAATCTTTAATGATAAAGATGGTAATGAAATTTATAGAAAAGATTCCGATAAAAACGAGATAAATAGATTGATGTTAGATAAAGATGGGTATTGTAAAATATGGAGAGAATTTAATACTTCCGTAAAACCAAAACATTGGGTTGTATGGCCTTATTCATCATCTAAAGGTTGGTGCGAAAGAATTACAGGTAATTTATGAAAAAACGATTTTTTAAAGTATTTATCTTAAAAAACTTTAATGAATTTTTTTATTAAAAAGAACGCAACTTTACCATTATTAAAACTTGAGGTTATTAAAGACGGTAGAAATGAATTTAATAACTTTATGAGTTTAATTGAACAATCTGCTATATTTTTCTCAATGACGGATATTGAAACAGGTATTCCAAAAATAAGTTCAAGACCTGCAGGGTTTGTTGAAAAGGAATTAATTAATTCTAACGCCGAACCAGAATATTACATATATTATCAATTCACGTCAAAAGATACAAATAGAATCGGAAGTTATGAAGGTCAATTTATGCTAAGAAGTGATGATGGAGTTCTAATATTACCAATAAGAGAAAAATTATTTATAAATGTCCAAGAATCTTTTATTGCGGACGATTTACCTTACGAAACTTGTTACACTTCAGAATTTCCTTGCTGTGAAGGACCAACTCCAACACCGACAATTCTACCGACAACTACCACGACATCAACTTCAACAACCACCACAACAACAATTCCTCCAACAGGAGTTACGGTTAGTATTTTAACTGAGGTTATGTCAGGTTCAGTTATATTTAATTTTAGCGTTGTTTTATCCAGACAATTAGATACAGATTATACGATAACTTTAACAAAAGAGTTTAATGTTATTAGCGGAAGTCCAATTAATGTTTCGGCAAGTATTACAATACCTTCGAATGAAATATCAGGTGCCACATCTGTCGTAATTGATGATGATATAAATAGAATAGTTAGTGGTAGTACAACGTCATCTATCGATCATAACCCAAATAATGGAGTTTCTTATACCGAGATAGAGGAAGTTAGGTATATTAATTTTACTCCTAAACCTTCTCCAACACCTACCCCAACACCAACTCCAACTCCTACCCCAACACCAACTCCAACTCCTACCCCAACTCCAGTTCAAGAAACTTTTGTTAAGTTTGGTAAATCAACTAAACAAAGAATTTATGAGAGTGATATTACAGGATTTACAAAGAAAATACTTAATGATGTTAAGAATCAATATTTGGAATATCCCACACAACAAGGATATTGTTATTTATTGGTACCGAATTATATGAATCAACCAAGTGTGTTTAGAGATAGTGCCGATGGATGTGATGGATTTGTTATACCATTTTTAAGGGTTGAAGATATAGAAATTATTGACTCAAATGGAAATTTGAGTATATATTATGTGTATAGGTCTTTTGTCTCTACATCATCTAAGGTTGATGTATGGGTATGTGACTAATATTATTTAAAATTTATATGAATGTCGGATTTTAGTCTTGTAGGTGGCATAGGTGTGATGGGCTTTATTAGTCCAAAAAACATTAATGACACTTACGCAGTTATAGACCCGTTATATGGGATAGACGGTCTTAGGAATGTTAGTTCCTTAGACGACTTAAATTCTATTACGTATGAGAGACGAAGAGCCGGAATGATTGTCGGTGTTGGTGATGGCGAAGTTTATTATAAGTTAAAATCAACTCCTTGGGTATTTGACATAACAGATTGGATTGAGATTGATTTCACTAAACAAATTTATATAGATAAAGAGACTCCAACAGGATTTATAAATAGTATAAATAAAACATTCACACTAAATTTTTTACCGATAACAAATAGTGAACATATATACCTAAATGGTCTTTTACAGGACTATGATGACTATGAAATTTCAGGGTCAACAATTTCTTTTTTTGAACCCCCTTTTACAAATTCTAAAATAAAATGTTCTTATAGAACTATTTAATTTTTTTTTAATAAAAAAAAAATTTTTTGAGATGTTGATATATTTATTATTTAAAGATTATAAAAATATTCATATATGGATGTGTCTACACAATATGTAACTTCGGATTTATATTTAACCGCCTATCTCAAAGTAAAGGGTTTTAAGTTTAGTGTTGAAAAAATTAAATCAAAATCAAATTTTGTTTTCACTAACACTCCTGAGCTTATCAAAAATGTAAATGAGTATTTATCAGAAATGGGTTCTTGTGAACCCCTAGCATTTACTAATGCTATTAAAAACTTAAAAAACTACTTACATAACAATAAGTAATTTAAGTTTTAAAAACTAAATAAATCTTAAAAAACAAAACAAATTATGCCAATAACTAAAATTATTTTGGATAAACAGTCCGACCTGATTTTAACGTCGCCATCGATTACTAACCCAACCGGTATCGTTGCGGGTAACTTAACTGATGTAACGTTAAATCAAAATGTGCAAAAAACGTTGGATGACACAAGGTCAAATCTATCCACAGAAACTTCAAGAGCAACAAGTGCTGAAGGTTCATTAACAACTCGTGTATCTTCTGAAGAAGTTGCAAGAGCAAGTGCTGATGCGTCATTAGATACAAAAGTATCTGCTGAGACTTCAAGAGCATCAGCGGCTGAGACTTCATTACAAAACCAAATTAACTTTATCACCAACAACTCTGACCCAGCGGCTATCGATTCATTAACTGAAATCGTTGCAGCTTTCCAATCTGCTGATGGTAATTTAAATGGTGCTATCACAGGTTTAACAAGTACTGCGGTGGCTTCTCTATCTACAGAACAATCAAGAGCTGAATCTGTTGAATTAGTGTTAACGAACAACCTATCTTTAGAAATTGTTAATAGAGAAAACGCTGTAAGTGCAGAACAATCAAGATCTGAGTCGGCAGAATTAGTTCTTACTAATAACTTATCTACTGAAGTTGCTAATAGAGAATCTGCGGTAAGTACAGAACAATCAAGAGCGGAAGCGGCTGAATTAGTTCTTACTAATAACTTATCTACTGAGGTCGCTAATAGAGAATCTGCGGTAAGTACAGA